TTAGTGTTTTAATTTTTCTTTAAATACCTTCCGAAATTTATCCACTTTAGGAGCTACCACAAAAGCACAGTATCCTTGAGTGGGATTGTTGGCAAAAAAGTTTTGGTGGTAGTCTTCGGCGGCATAAAATTTCACGGCTTTGGATACTTCCGTCACGATAGGTTTACTAAATGCCCCTGATGCATTGAGCTCTTTGATGGCTTTTTCGGCAAGGGCTTTTTGCTCGGCATCATGATAAAAAATTACTGACCGATACTGTGGGCCTACATCGTTGCCTTGGCGGTCTTTGGTTGTAGGGTCATGTACCCGAAAAAATACCTCCAACAACTCCACGTACGATACTTTTTTGGGGTCATATTTAACTTCCACGCACTCGGCATGACCCGTAGCTTTGCCACATACTTGCTCATAGGTGGGATTTTCAACAAACCCTCCCGAATAGCCTGATACTACCGATTCTACTCCTTCCATTTCTTGATATACTGCTTCGGTACACCAAAAACAGCCCGTTCCAAAAGTGGCCGTTGCCAAGCCTGTCATGGTTTTTGCTTTGTCTTCCATCTGTTCGATTTTTTTTGCTGACTGCTGCCCACAAGAGGTAAGAGCAGAAAAAGTCAACACACTTAAAAGGATTTTTTTGATGATTGTCTTCATATTATTTTAACAAAAAAGAAGTGATTAAGTTCTCAATAAAACGCTCCTAACTTTGCATCGAATCTGAGCACGTTTTGGGAGTACATACGGGAAAAGACTTTGATTTAACGAACTTTGCGTCAAAAAGTTTTGTAATGCAAATATGTGATTTATTGTTAATTGATTGATTATGAATGATAAAGATATGTGAAACTTGAAATTTACTTAAAAAGTATAACTTTTTGTTGTTATGCCTTTTAGAAGAACATTAAAAAAGGGCTGATTGTTGCAGCCCTTTTTTAATGATGTATGTTTAACTTGTTTTGAGTCCTAGGTATTCGCAAAAGTATTTCTTGTCATACCTATAGGGAAACCGTGTTTTGTGAAGATTTTCGCGTATCACCCAAAGACTAGGAAAACATAGGGTTTCAACTCCGTCCCTGTCTTCGTAAGTTGGCATTTTTAAGAAGGCATCAATTCCTGCGCACTGTTCCAGTTTAAAACGCTTGCTGTTAGATTCGTATTCTAGCATTTCGTGTAGATTTACAACTCTGGCGGCAGTGGCCATTTCTTTCTCCATAAGGATATTACAAAGTACGCGTAAATTTATGGGCTCGTTATACTCCTTTACAAGGAGAGTGAAGTTACTTCTTATCTCCTCTTCTGTGTCCATATAATCGCACGAAACCGAAACTCTACATCGAATGTTATTAGATTCCATTTCGTCTATAATGGATAAGATTATAGCGTAGTGGTGCATTGTGTTTATTGTGTCAACAAAATTAGGATGCGCGTATCTTATTTCTATGTTCTGAAATCTTATCGACTCTTCTTTGTTGGCTTCGTAGTTCACCATGCACTCAGGTTCACCCATTACATATCTATCTATGTCTGGATAATCGCCATATACATCATATTGCATATCTACCTGCTTAGGGGCAACAAAGTCCAACCCAATGGATTTTCGATAATCTAAAAACTTGGTTTCGTTGTCGCTCTTATTGCTTAGGTAGCTCTTTTGTATTTCTCTTGTTTCGTTGGCGTAATAGGGGCTTGTGAGAATGCTTTTGTGAGTTTTTATTTTCTCTGCAACCTCAATAGCGTATTGAAAAAATTCATCGGGGGTGTTGAAATGTTGAATTTTAATAGTCTTCATTTTTTGCAATTGTTTGATGTTTGACTTATACAAAGATAGTTTCAGATACTATCATTATCAAGCATTTTGATAAATATTTTTTCAAAACCACGTGATATATTGAATAAAAAAACAGGAACTTTTATTGTTCCTGTTTAAACTCTTTGATGGTGCTAATAACCACTATTTTGGGTAGTGTTTTAAAAATATAGACTCTGCTCTCTGAGAGATATTTTGTGGCATCCCTTTGGATATGCGAGTTGTAAATACGTGAAGAGGTGCAAGTCCAGCGGCCAAAAGTTTTGCCCCCTGAATTGTGGCGCGCGGAGAGATAATGACCCTTTCATTGGCAAGCTCTTTACGTATTTCTTGTACACACTTTGCAAGTTTGGCATCGCCACTTATTGCTACCTCTAAAGCTTCATCGTAACCAAATTCTATCATTGAAAATCTGTCTAAGGTTGCGGCATCCAATTGGTTCCTCCCAACGTATTGGCGGTCTGCACCTTGTCCAAAGGTGTTTGCGCAAGCGATTAACACAAAGTCGGTATGTTTTTTCACCATTTTATCAGCAAAAGCACAAATATCATTTGCCAGTGCCGAATTTAAAACTGCCAATACATTGGGGTTTCCTAAATCTATTTCATCGATCACGAACACTCCCCCAAACTCAAAGGCTTGACGAAATTCGGTAGAAACATATCTACCATTCGCGTCCATGTACCCCAAAAGTTCTGCTTTGCTAGTTTGAGCGCAAACCGATTTGCAGTAAAAATCAAGCTCAAGGATTTCGGCTACTTTTTCGCATGTAGTAGTTTTACCACTACCCGCTGGCCCCACCAACATGATATTGTCACGCACAGAAACGTGGATAAGGATTTTTTCAAACTCTTTATGTACAAGACCTGATGGTTTAACTGGTTGATTGTTTATTGATATATTAAGGGTCTTTGGGGTGATATTACTTATAATGCCTGAAACTTTATCAAGGGTGTCTTTTAGCTCGCTAATAGGTAGTTCTACCTCTTCTTTAATAAGTTCTCTTACTTTGGCTTCGTCAATCTCTGTTTTTGGAGCCTGAAACATCAAGGCTTTTAGCGCCGCTGCCATATTTTCGGCCACTTCATCAACGTTTGAAGGGGTTGCTACGTTTTGTGTAGACGTTGAGGGTGTTATTTGTTTCTGAGGAGCAACTGGCACCGGTTTGGGTTCAACAGTAGTTTGCACTGGATTAACTACAGGGGTAGAAGTTTTTGGAATTACTGGCATAGGAACAGAGGTGCTAATAGGTTGAGCTTTGCGCTTTACGGTTGCACCTGCCAAAATCTCAGATTCTTTGTCTAGTGCACGTCTAGCGTGATTATACCATTTGGTAATATCTACCTCCAGTAGTTCACATAGATCAGACCATTTTTTTACGGTATCCCAGCTAAGTGATTCGTCTAGGTGGCGGTATTTAGCCACATACTCAGATACATTTTGAAATTCTTTGGTAGAGAATACGAGTGCAGTTTTCATTTTTTAAGAAGTTTTGATGTTTGACTTGTTTTTTCGTCTGATGACATTGCAAATATAGTGTCTGAAACTATCATAAGTCAAGTATTTTGAATAATATTTTTTTCAAAAAGTATAAAATCTTTTAAAATCTCTTAAATATCATCAAAATTCACTTACGCGCGAAACAATTGATAGTTTCAAAAACTATTATATTTGTCCTGATGATAGTATTTGTAGTTTAATTGTTTCGTCAGACAACCATGAAAATTGTTATTTCAGAAGCTCTATCTAATCTGCCAGTAATCAATTCAAACGATGTAAAGCCGCTTCAAGGAAACCTAAAGGATTTAAGTAAAAAGGAGTACAAAAAGCTTAAGTCTAGCATTCAAAAGAAAGGTTTTTTTGTCCCTCTGTACGTTTGGTTTGATGAAGGTACAGACAATGCGTACACCTTAGACGGACACCAGCGCCTTAGGGTGATTCAAAAGGAAAGCCCCAAAGGGGTAAACTTACCCTTTGTGCGTATTGAGGCTAGTAATGTCAATGACGCTAAAGAGCGCCTACTTCTCATAGATAGCAAATACGGAGAGGTAACTAAAGAGGGTTTTGACGAGTTTACAGCCGACTTGCTAGATTTTGAGGAGTTTACTAAAGAGCTTACCACTTTTGATAACATGCTAGACGAGAGCTGGACGGGTGCGGTTTCGTCTGGAGAAGTTTCGTCTGGAAGCGAAGAAGGGCAGTCTAGTGAAATCAATCAAACCAGTACTTTACAGCCAAATCCGAATGTTGTTTCTATCGCCGAGTGTGTGGATAACATAGAATTCATGAAACGTTATCCAGACGGATTTTTTGACATAGCTGTAGTAGATCCGCCTTATGGTATCAATATAGCAGCAAAGCCTCATAGAAACAACCACAAACCTAAACAGTGGGATAAAAACATACCCACCAAAGAGTTTTTTGACGAACTATTCAGAGTTTCGAAGCAACAAATTATTTGGGGTGGCAACTATTTCATTGAGTTTTTAAGTAACACACAGTGTTTTATTTTTTGGTATAAACACAATCCGGCACCCTCCTTTTCGGACGGCGAAATGGCTTGGACGAGCTTCAAACGACCTGCTATTTGTTTTGATTATGAGTACTATGGAAACCATGAAAATGGCTCAGTGCGCAAAGAAAAGAGTATTCACCCTACCCAAAAACCTGTAGAGCTCTATGACTTTGTCTTTACTAGGTTTGCTGAACCGGGCTTTAAGATACTGGATACTCATTTGGGCTCTGGATCGTCCAGAATAAGTTCCTACAAAAACGGCCTTGACTTTTACGCCTGCGATAACGATATGGAGATTTTTGAAGACCAAGAAAAGCGCTTTAATGCGTTCGTAAACTCATTTAAACATGGAGAAGAACAATAGGCCCAAAAAAGAAAAGGGTACGCCCGGCGCAAAGAAGCTACCCATTGATTGGGATTTTGTAAAAGAGCGTCTAGCCTTGTTTGTTGAAAATGTGGACATAGCCGCTGAGTTAGGTATTCACTATACCACACTTGAGCAGCGCTGCAAAGAGCCGTTCAAGAAAAAGACTCCTGAGCTGGGTGGATTGGGAATGACATTGTCGGAGCTTCGTCAACAATGTCGCGCCCGGACTAAAAAGCAACTACTTGCTGCACAAATCAAAATGGCAATGGGTACGACTGTTATAACCGAAAAAAACAACAAAGGTGTACCAGTTAAGTTTAAGCACATTATGCCAGACGTAACCATGCTCATTCATTTAGGTAAAAACTTTTTGGATCAATCTGACAAGGTCAAGAATGAACACAGTTTTGCTGGATTTATCATCGAAGATGTGCAAAGTACAGGCGAATTCCTACCTCCAATGCTTGATGAATCACAAGGGGAGTTACCCCCAATGCTCAGTGATGACGAATGACACTAGCCAGCCAGAAGATACTACGCAAAAACAAAGATGGTCAACTCTTTCGGGTAATTCGTCCGCAAAGCAGTGATAGTTTGCTGCGTACGTATCATGCACTAAAAGCGGCCAACACTACATATATCGTGAATTATGGCGGCGGGGGCTCTGGCAAATCATACTCAACAGCTCTGCATATTGTACGCAAGTGTTTAGAATCAAATCAAAAGGTTCTTGTCATTCGCAAAGTTGCCAATTCTTTAAATGATAGTGTAGTTAGTCAGTTTCTGGAAGTGGCATTGCCATTTTGGGGAATGGAAAAAGGTACTGATTACTACTACAACAAGTCCAATCGGACGATTTTCTTCAAGAATTCGGAAAGTACAATTCGGTTTCGAGGTCTTGATAATCCTGAGAAAATGAAATCAATTCAGGGGATCACCGTTGTTTGGGTTGAAGAGGCTACAGAACTATCAGAGAGCGATTTTGATATACTTTCAGGCCGTATCCGTGGCCAGATTGAGCCCCAAATTATTCTTACCTACAACCCTATTAGTGAGCTGCATTGGCTCAAAAAGCGATTTCACTCAGACAAATTTGAAAAGAAAAAACCCAATCATGAGTTCTATTGGTACAAACATGATAGAGTAACAGTTATTTTTTCCACATACCTAATTAACCCATTCGTCGGACAAAAGTACATAGACGATATGGCATGGTATGCAGACAATGATGCACAATACTACCGAGTTTATGCGCGTGGCGAATGGGGGATTATTAAGCCGGACAATCCCTTTTTCAGTGCCTACAAAGAAAACGTAAACGTTGGACTACCAGAATACGATCCGGGTAGTCCTGTCTATCTTTCTTGGGATTTTAACAAGGTCAACACTTGTCTTGTAAGCCAACATTTTGACGCGGGAGGTTCTATCAATTATTTGGAGGTAATTCACGGTATAGGTGATTTGCGAGAGATGTGTCGCTATATTGTACAAACCTACGGACTTTGGAATCTTTACTATTTAACGGGTGATAGTACTGGACGCGGCGCAAGTGCATACTCAACAGGTAATAGGCCAGCATATGAAAGTATTAAGGCCTATCTTATTGAGTTCGGACTAAATCAACGATATATTGACAGCTCACGGCTAATTCTCAAAAACCCTAATACAAACGCTTCTAGGCACTTTGTTAATGCTCTTATCTTATACTTTGGCAGTCTCCTGTGTATACACAAAGAGAAGTGTAAACTCCTACTTGACGATCTATCAAAAACAAAAACTCTTTCTGATGGAAGCATTGACAAAAACGACTGTAATAAGTTAGATTACGGTCATGCGGGTGATGCGTTTCGATATGATTTGCACGCTTTCGAGAAAGATACATTTGAATATTTGCGGAAATCGGGAAAAGCCGTAATTTCGTCTCAAGATTGATAGTATTAGAACTTATCATTATGAACAATTTAATTCAAGGTGTCGGCTTTAGAGGTATAACTGAAGAACAGGGTGTTCTTTTTTGGGTGAACGATGTACCGGGTATGAGTGAAGAACTTGTAACGTCCGTCAACAATAGAGAGGATATTGTTGATTTTGTCACTCAGCTTCACGCTATCACAGCTCCAAAGTTTCGGCGCATGGTTATGGGTGTGCTTTCGAAATCTTGCGACTGGAAACAGGTGCTTTCGAAGTTTCCAAGAAGTAGTTTACCTGCAAAGCCAGAGTTTTATATACCGGAAAATGTTGTGTGTAGAATAAGCTGCGGCGCTGGTAGTAAATACACCATGGTGCGACTGACAGAGGTGGTGTTTAGTGCAAAAAGCGCCGGAAGTGCAACTTTGTATATTTTTAAACTCCCCTTTATGGAGCTTGTTCAAGAGGTTGAGGTAAATGTGTTGGTTGGAAAAAATAAAGTCTCTGTAAGTTTTCCCGATTGGTCAGACGAAATACTGCATCAGGGTATTGTATTGCAACTTGTGTCGCAGGACGTTCAGCTATACGCCTTAGAAAGGGAGAGTTTGGCTGGAAACCTAGAGGTTATAGATACCTTTATTAACAGAGAAGATGCCCCTGCTTTTCTTTTGTGTGATGCCCACATTGCATCTAATTTAGATGCCTTAATAGACGCGTACGCACTCGAACTATCGGAGGCATATGCCTATCTTCTTGCGGCCAATCTTTTGGAGTATAAACTATCCAGCTATAAACTAAGTCTCTTTACCAATTCAAAGAGACAAGACTCGGAATTTAGGTCTACACAGTACCCAAAAGAAGCGGAACTATCAATAAAAGCTATTTCAAACACTCTTTCTGACGAAATAACGAGTGCACAATTCGTGCCATATGAACCCGCGTCTACTTACAGTTTAGGAACTTTTAATGTATTTGAAGACAATGACTACTAATGCTTTGGAGGTCTTTACGGATATAGTAAAGCAGTTGCGCCGGATTGAAAACATAACTCCATACAATTTAGAGCAAGCGGCTGAAACAGCTCACTCTGACGTGATTCAAAGGATTGAAAACGGCATAAATAGCAGTGGGCAAACAATGGAGAGTGTGTCTACAGAAAAGTTAGGGCGGTACTCCCGTAGTCATGGACGTAGACGTGTCACAAAAGGACTGCCTATTGACCGCGTAACACTAAAATTCACAGGGGAAATGATACAGTCTTTTAAACTAATAGAAAGATTGCCACGTGAGGTTTCAGTTGGTTTTGATAGTGAAAAAGCAGCCGAAATAGCCAGCTATAATGCAGAGCGTTTTGGTGTAGCTTTTAATATGAATAACAGCGAAGAAAAAAGGGCAACAAACAGATTTATTCAACTTTTTAACGGATTCATTAAATGATTTTAGTTCCTACAGATCAGATTCCAGAATTAATTGACTTGGCCTTTGCGACCCGAGTCAATCCTTGTAACAACATAACTTTGCAAGCCTCTGGCTTTGTGAATGAGGTGTACAGTGAAGAAGAGAAGCGTACAGTTTTGTACGTAAACTCTTTAAAACAACAATGGAGTCTAGATGATTCTGCTCAGTACAATACTATTCACGTGGTTTTGTCTGGCACAAAAGACTCTGCCGAAGAATTTGGCACCTATGAAGAGGGAGTCTATTCTATTCAATGCATTTTTGGCGTTATCAACTTTGGTCCTGAAATACAATTCCTATCCGCCATTCAAGCTATCGAAAGTGTAGAAGGGCTAAAGGTTGTATCATTCAATTGTCAAACAATGAGTGTTTTACGAAACACATTTAAACTAAAGTTTGACGACAACTTCAATTTACCTCCTTACGCAACCGCCTTTACTGTCACCTACGAAATTAAAAACGTTGGATTTTATGAATAAGGAATTTAGAGATTTCCTATCGAACGGCTATTTGGAACCCGTCAAACTGCCCAGTGGAGAGCCGATGATTATCAATGATGTTCAGTACTATTGGCCTACCGAACAGGGGGCAAACTTGGCTATTGCTAGGTTTCATGCAATTACAGATTTGGCTCGCACACATGAAGCTTTTCGTGTATCTGAGAATCAAGTGCAAACCAGACAAAAGCTTGTTCAAGACCTAACACGTCGCGCACTACTCACATTAACCAGTGACCCCGAAACCGCTCTGGATTGTATTCAAGAAATTCAGCGCTTGAATGAAGCAGAAATTCAGCGTGCGAAATTCGGTAAAGACATTGTGCAAGTTTTTGAGGTAGCAGCGATTTGGATTATAAGCGAAGATGAGTCTCCCGGACGTATAGTGCCTGAAAAGCATAGAAAGAAAATTGAGACTTGGACGCAATATCCTGATTTGTATGCTTTTTTTTTGAATATGCCAGTAAACGCGCTTTATCCCTTGTCTCTGCACTTCGATCAAGACACCCTGACTTCTTCGGCGAATATAGCAACCAAAGAGCTCTTGGACTTGATGAAGACCTTAACGAACATAGAGAGCTTTGGCTTCAAGAGCGAAACGATACCCTATATCGCTTCACGCGCGGAGATATTGCGAAACGTAATTACCTCAACCTCTCAACAGTCGAGCGATACTTTGAAGAGTTAGATATAATTGTAAGGAATGAATTTAAACACCATACAGACTAATGCAAAAAATTTCTAAACCTCTCGATTATGACCTACTTCAACAGTATTTACTTCAAGTTCGCTTTGCAGACGGCCGTCTTACCGATGCCACTCTTGAAGATTTTTTGGACGATTTACTCTGTCAGTATCATACCTTTTTATTTCAAGAGGCCAATTTTTGGCAAATCTTCACACAAGATGCCGTTCGTTTCGTGACCGCTCATCGAGAAGAGTCTCGTGATGATGTGATGTGTTATTTGAAGTCTATGTCATTCAGGCTCAAAAACAAGTCGGTTGTCTTGAAGGCCAAAGAAAGAGAGTTAGCGCCTTAATAAGTATCTACAAACAGCCTATACAGCCATGGAAACAACAAATAAGTTGGTGCAATTTAAGTTTGCTGCCGACTCGGAGATGGGTGTCGTGATTAGCCAATTCGAGCGCCTTATTGCCCTAACAAAAGAGGGAACTACAATCTCTGGACAACACACGAAAGCTATTCAGGAGGGGGCCAAGGTGATTGTACAAAGTTTGGGTACTATCACACAATCTCAACAACAAACCAACGCAGCCATAACCCAAACAGTTGCCGCCGTCAACCAGCAAACGCAGGCAATTCGTCAGGGGACCGCACAACAAACACAGGCCATCAACCAAGTAAGCTCTTCGGTGGGTGTTCTTGGTAACAGCTTAAATGATGCAAAAAATTTAATCACAGGAGCTTTTGCACTTCATGAGATAAAGCAATTTGGGTTGGGGGTGATTGATGCTAAGTCAAAGATTGATGTTTTTCGTCTGGGGTTGACACAGATGCTTCAGTCGCAAAAGGACGTGTCTGAGTTATTTCCCAAATTACTTGAACTGGCCAAGGCTACCCCATTTCAAGTAGAAGGCTTGATGCAGACGACAATTCGCTTAAAGGCTATGGGGGTGGCCACAGAAGAATTAATACCAACCCTTGTAACCCTAGGAAATGCCGCTTCGGTGATTGGAACCGAAAAATTGCCACTCGTGGCAAAGGCGTATACGGATGTTATGAACAAGGGCAAATTGATGAAACAAGAGATCAACCAATTTGCTGAAAATGGAATCCCAATCTATGATTTATTGGCCGTTTCCATGGGAAAAACCAGGGCGGAGATTATTAAGCTTGCAGAAGACCACAAACTAGCCTTTTCGGATATTAAAAAGGCCCTTGAGGATGCCTCGTCGGAAGGTGGTAGGTATTACAATATGATGAATATTCAGGCACAGACCCTAGCTGGTAGAGTTTCCAACCTGAAAGATGCATATTTTATTGCAAAGGCAACGATAGGGGATTTCTTTGAGGGTACTATTTCCAAGGGCATAGATTTTACTCAGAAGCTTATAAAAGAAACCATAGGGTCGTCTGACGCACTTAATCGCACCTTAAATATTGTTAAATCGGCAGTGGCGGCGTGGACTACATATACCACAATTGTAAATCTAGCCCAAATTAGGACTACCGCACTCTCGGTTGCGGTTGCTGCAAAGGAGGTTGTTATGAAGGCAGCACAAATAGTTGCTGGAACGTACAACATTGCCATGCAAGCCCTAAACAATGTAATCAGCGTAAATTACAACGTTACAACCGCTTCTACCGCAGCCGCGCGCACTTTCTGGGCAACGCTTGCAAGCAATCCGCTTGGTCTTGTCATTGCGGCCGTAGGGGTTGCGACATCTGCGTATTACGCCTATAAAGCCGCAGCTACGGAGACTGCAACTAGCATCATGGAGCTTGCTAGGGAAAATAACAAGGAGATAGGGCAGTTGGAAGTGAAGAAACAAGCAATACTCCAAGCAGTTCTTGCAACTACGGCAATGAAGGAAGGAACGGAAGGCTATAAAAAATCTCTCGACACACTTATTAAAACCTACCCTGAGTACTTTGGCGAACTTAATAAGGAAGAGGCCAATAACAAGCGTATCTGGCAGATATACAGACAAGTAAACAGCGAGCTAGAGCGTAAAATTAGACTGATGACGCTTGAAGCTGTGCAGCAAGAAACGCAGAAAAAGGCCGTGGAAGTTGGGCAGGAGTTGTATAAAGTTCAGACACAACTCGTTGCGTTAGGGCTAAAAGGTATTGACGTCTACGATAAGACAAATATCGCCCTACAATTGCAAAATGAGTATCGAAAAGCGAACCAAGCGTCAATTGGCACAGATGTTCAGCAGTCAAGTCAGCAGATTGAACTTTTGAAAAAAGCGAACACTCTTAATGGGGATTATAACAAACTTATCTCCGACACAAACAAGGCTCTGCTCCAAACAAATACAGTTAGAAACGACGCCTATCGTCAAGAAATCGCGCGCTTGGACGGACTTCTAAAGGCAAATAAAATCACCAAGGAACAGTATGTTGAGCTTGAGCGTAAAGCACAAGAAGAGATACTGAATATCGTCGCAAAATCCAAGCAGGAAGAACTAAATATCGCTGACGATGGCAACAAAAAGAAGAAGGCAAAAGCAGTGCTTACCGCCAAGGAGATAGCGGTGCTGACAAAGGAAATTCAGCAGGATTCCTTCAAAGACCAGATTGCGCTCATTGACGCTCAAATGAAACTTGATATTGAAAGGGCGAATCACGTCAAGAAATCAAGGGCAGAGGTTGAAAAAGAGGTGATTCGTATCGTTGAGGCTGCGGAAGCTGAAAAGGCCGCGCTCCGTAAGAAGTATTCCGACATGATGCTTGCCTCGACAAAAGAGACCGACACCGATGTTGCAATCAGCTCCAAAGAGCTTGCTGAGATACTCAAGTTCGACATGAAGGAGGTTGAGAAGGAGAAGAAAAAGACTGAGGCGGAGAAGAGAAAGGAGAATAAGCAGACTCAGCAGGAATGGGAGCAGTATCAACGCGACATTCAGCGCATCACCAAAGAAACAGCAAAAGTCGAACAGGATGCGAGACGCGACGGCGTTCGCATGGCTATGGATTATCTTGCCGCGCAGGGTGGCGTATTTGGCGAACTTGGCCGCGTCGCTCGAAAAGCTTTCGACGACATTGATCTCATAAACGGAAAAACGGTAGATAGCTACGCAAAAACCCTGAAAGCGGCACAGGAAAACGCCGAAAGTACGGCTAGTATTTTCGGCGCCGGCAGTGAGCAATATAACCAGTCGCGCGTACAGGTTGCAGAAGCAAACAAGAACTTGACAGAGGCACAGGCTGCAATGGGAAAAGCAAAAGCCGGACTCATCATGATGGTTGCCGAGGTGATTGAGGGTTTGAAAAATATGTATTTTCAGGGCGTCATTGAAACAAACAAAGCGGTTGTTGATTCGATGCTCAGGACTAGAGATATTTTAAAAACCTACTACAACGACATTCTCACAGCTAATCGAGAGAACCTAAAAGCGGAGCTTGAAGCTTTCAGGGGTACCCACGAAGAAAAAATCCGCATGATTCGCGAGTTCTACACTGAACAAAAGAGGCTCTCCGAAAACAGGGATGCGATAGATAACCAAATCACCTTCAATGCTCGTATGCTCGAAATCAACACGGAGACAACGAGTAAAATATCATCAGCGTGGGATTTGTCCAAAGGCCCATTGGGTCCTCAGCAGCTGTTCAAAGTGTTGATGACGTGGAAGGAGCATAACGCCCAAATGGAAGCTGCCGAGTTACAGCGCGATGCTCGTGCGCAGCAATTGCGTCAACAGCGCATTCAAGAAGAGGTAGACGCGGCTCGTCAGATTAGGGATGCAAATATAGAAGCTATTCGGGAGCGTGCGGAAGCTGAACGTGATGCACTTGAAAAGCGTATTGACGAAATCCAGAAAGCTGCTGATGCCGAAGAAAAAATACTAAAAGACTCTATTGAATCATCAAAAGATGATTACAGAAAACAAGTTGACATAGTAAAACAAGCCTATAGCGACCAAGTTGATGCACTTAAAGAGAAGCACCGTTTGGAGCGAGACTCTTATAACGAACAAGTAGATGCAATAAAAGACGCTTATTCAAAGGAGCTTGATGCTCTTAGAGAAAAACAAAGTGCTGAAAAAACCGCACTGCAAGAGCTTTACGACTTCAAGCGCTCTCAACTAGAGCAAACCACAGCAGACGAAACCGAAGCCATTACAATAGTGGATAGACTTCGCAATGAAGCAGTTGAAAGGTACAGGGTTGATGAAGTTGCCAGACTAACTGCTACGCGCGATAGAATACTTGCAACGCTCACCGATGAATCTGAACGAGCCACTGTTACGGCAGAATACAACAGGCAAATACAGGCAGTTCATGACGAAGTAGAGCAAGCAAAGTTAGATAAAAGTAAAGGGGTTTTGCTTGCAACAAAACAGCTTCGCCAAGAAGAAAAAGACGAGTCAACAAGGTTAAAAAATGAAGAGAAAACCGAACTTGAGCGTCTTGATGATGAATATCAAGCAAAATTCAAGGAGCTTGCAGCCGAGCGCGATGCAAAACTGGAAGAAATGTCTCTAGCTAACAAGGAGCGCGAAAAAGAACAAAAAGCCGAACTTGCCAAACTTGAAGAAGAGCATGATGCCAAGCTAAAGAAAATGAGCGAGGATCAATATGCTCGTGAACAGTTTTTGCAAAAGCAAATAACTCAACTAGAAACCGATACAGCAACAAAAATCCAAATCCTAAAACAGGAGATAGCCAACAAGGACAAGCAGGCAAAGGATGCGATGACGTTTGAAAATCAAAAGTATCGCGACTTTGTCATTCAAGCCAACAAAGATATGCTTGAGTCTCAAAAAGCAATGTACATCGCACAATTACAGGCCGAAATTGCAATGCTAAAAGGCAAGAAAAACATTTTCAACTCGGGGAGGATTAATTCTGCGATTGGAGATTTAGAACAAGCTATTAGGGATATTGAGGGGGCAGGTTCTGGGGCGCAAGGACTAGGAGATTTCTTCACTGAAAAGATTAAAAATATCGTAATTGGAGAGCGCAAAGCCGCCAAAACACCGTTTAATTCAGAAACCTTAGCTCCTGTCACCGAAGCCTACGACCGCGATGGAAATTTGATTCAACTTACCTATGTCGATGAAGATAGGGAATTTATCGCTTATGACAAAAACAAAAATGCGTTCAAAATCCGCAATGCCACCGGTTTTGTCGAAAAAACGGGCGAAACCTTTTTCAAAGGTACGAACTACTTGGATTTAGGTGGAAACCCTAGTGGTGTTGATACCATACCAGCTATAGTAGGAGGTAGCAAGCTCGTTCATTTGGATGAAGGAGAGCGCATTTTGTCTCGCGAGGATAATGAAAAAATAGGTGGAAAGTCGGTTTCCAATCAGACGGTTGTGGAGGGATTCAAGGTGTTTGAGACGCTTTCAAAAAACTTTTCTATGGTGGATTTTAGCTCATTGGCGTCTGTAAAGCTGTCTATGCCTAAAAACATTAAACCCAAAGATGACCATGTAGATAAAAGACTTTTAGAAGAGATGAGAGCAATTAGACAGGAGCTTGCCAATGGCTTGGTCAAAATAAATATCGACTCTGATGCCGTTAGCGTAGAGCGGGTCTCTGGCCAATTGACTCAAAAATATTACAACCAGTTTAAAAACAGTTAACATGGAATATTATTTAAATGGAACCAGAATCAAGGAGCCGGGTGGTATGGCCGGGTTTTATCTTGAAAAGCAATATTCTAATTTTTTTGAGGGATTTGTTAGGCGAAGCATTGGTCATGCGCGTGTACAAGGAGTTGGTAATATTTCATTTGATGAGCCGCTTGCTGTTTTATTGCTGGATAATGCGAGAAAACAATCAATTCTTGACGAGGATGTTATTTTTGAGATGCGAGACAAGGGACAGGTGGTCAGTAGAGCTAACATTGATTTTGCTACATTCTCAAAAAACAAGAATGTGCGCCAAGTGGGTGTGATTGACAAACTTGGAGATATTTTAGAGATTCAAGTGGCGGAGGAGATTTCTATTCTTCCTTTTCGTAAAATAAGAATTCCGGCCACTACACTTGCATCAAGAGTGTCTTGGAAAATAGACGCAGACGGTAGTTTTGCGATTATAGAAAAGCGGAACCAATCTCAATACATAAACCACAATATCCCCTTTAAGCTTGATAGCAAAGAAACGTTGGCCAACGGCTCAGTGTACTCTATAACCTCTGATAGTTCTATTTTGTATTCAAACACTACTTCACAGCAAAAAAGTGTAGAGATAGAGTGTTTCATAAGTTTTTTTGCCCAAACCAACACTCCAACAACATGCATATCTGCACTGTATTTGGCGGATAAAAATGGGCTTTTGGTTCGTAAGATTGCGGATGTTGTCTATGATATAGATTCTGAAATGAAAGAGTTTACTGGTGGTGTAAGTCAAAAGTTACAAATTAATCCAGACTGTTCTATCCTTTTGAAAATGGAGAGCACGAACAGTGTAGATAGCCACACCTTTAAATATAAAACAGAATCCTACTTTCGATTGTCGGACGATGATGTGTCAGACAGTGAAGTATGGTGCCTAAGTGCCTATGACGCAATGAGCGCTCTTTTAACTAAAATTGATAGCAACTTAACACTCACACCGTCTTCAAAGGCTTTTTTAGAAGCCTCTGGATTGTATTTTACTAATGGATTCAACCTAAGAGGCTTTAAAAAACCAATCTCTACCTCTTTACAAGTGATTTTCAATGATTTAAAGGTTCTAACCAACGCAACACTCAATCTACTAGAAACCAATCAGGTTTCGGTGGAGGGGTATAAAAAAAACTCAGCAACCACATTTATTAAAGATATATATAGCATTGAGTACCAGCCCGATATGGGCTCTATATATAATGAGATTAAGGTTGGGTACAAAAACTTTGAATCATCATCTGCTAGCGGCAATTTAGAAAAGAACTCCCTATTGACGTATCACACCAAAGTAAAAAGAGGCAGGGCGGGGCTTGAGTTGATTTGCAATTCAATTGCTAGTTCTAAGAGTATAGAAAGTATTCGTCGTATTAGATTTGACCAACAGATTACACCATCGTCTGACATTTCAACAGACGGAAAGTTGTTTGTTATTAGTGCCAAAGCCGGGGTTGCCACTATAAAGGGAGATCAACTTAATGGTAATTTACTGCCAGAAACAATACTATTTGGGCACCAAGAAAAATGGAGTCACCTTGCTCCGCTCACACTTACAAACTCCACAAGCTCCTATTATGATAGTAGGATTGGAGAAAACACAAAACCCACTCAAGGTGCAGAATACAACGGGGATGTGGCGATTATTGCGGCGAATATAACAACCAGAGAGTTTTCGCAACTTTCTAAGTGTATTATATTTCACGACGGCCCCAACGAGATTATTGCAAGAGTTACAAATGCTAGTCACCGACCCTTTCGTCGCGAATCCGGTTACAACACTATAATAACTGCCAAAGTACAACAGTCATGAAATTTCAAAACTTTCTTCGCTTTCGCGCATTAGGCGAACAGCCCACAAATTTATACACATCAAAAGTTGACAGTTTTATAAAAACTGTGCAAGGGGAAAGGTATTGTGCTTTAGTGCCGCGCTCAGACCTTTATGGTAGAGAAATAGAAGATGTTGCCGTTGTGTTGTGTGAACAAAGCAACGGCAATGGATACAGCCCCATTGTACCAAACGAACTAGAGCCAACCGCTAGTCAGATTGCGGGCGAAATTAAGCCTCAGCGCTCAGAAGCCTATACACTACTTCGTTTTCTTGTGGGCGAAATCCCAAATGGAGAGATGAGGTATTTTGCTGTAAGTAGAAAAAATGGACAAAAAGTATTTGGGACGTTTGAATCTAATGCGACATCTAAAACCGAACTTCTTGGTCAGATAAAATCTCATTTTGAGTCTTTGTCTTCAGCACCGGTAAGGGTAGAATTAAAAGGCAGTGTTTTAGAGGTTCGCATTTATCATACTAACTTTTTCTACTTGGCAGACGAAGAGTTGCAGATCGAGCTTGGAAAGTCTTTTTATAATAAAAACAATCCAACTTTGGGTTATAGTCTTATTGAAAGCAATGTTTCAATTCCTGAAATGATAGAATATGAAATAGTTGTGTCTCAATCAATTTCCGAGGGAAATATCTTTTATTTAGGCAGTAAATTATATACAGCAAAACTAGGAGATAATTCAGAGGATATACTACTAAACCTCACAGGAGGGGAAATTACAATAACAAGGCCAAGTTCAGAAACAATAATATGTGCGGCTCAGAAAGGCAGTAGGAGTATTCAAAATAGCGAGACCGCAAATGCTTATAGTGTCTACCAAGCAACAGAAGGAGGATGGGACTTCTATAGAATTAATGTCACTAGCTTTGTTGAAGGGAATTACATTGAAATATCCGGAGCGGGAGCGACAACTATTCGTTACACAGTTGCCACAGGAGACACAAGAAGTATTATTGAAGCGGTTTTAAATCCAGCCGATTATAGCGGTAGATTTCGCGTAACATCTGGCGCTTCGGTGAGTATAATTGTTTTGTCTGGAAAAAGGACAATTGGAAACACAAACGCACCAAGTATAACCCTTAAAAAAAAGGCAATATATCCTGCAAAAAACGTAGACAAATACCAAGTAATTGTAGGAGGCGATATTCAAGCAAATAATATCTTTACTTTGGGAGATAACGTGTATGTTGCTACAGAAGAAGATACAGACGCTAGTGTCGCCAACGGTTTAGGTTACCCAGCGCCTGTTTTTGTAGTTTCGGTAGATACAGGAACCCACCTAATAGCATACGCAAAACCCGGGTTAGAGCCAGGACTAGAAAAAGTATTGGATATATCTATTATTGAGGGACCAATCGTTAGAAAATCTAGTCAGATAGTACTTAATTTCTATATAGAAGGCTCTCAAAAAGATTACGTACTTGGGCTTTTGGATAAAACCAACAATGAAATTTTTGCAATATCCAACACACTTAGACACTATTCTGTAGTGCCAAACAATACCATTTTGCTTGAAGTGTCAGACTATGGTCAAGTGTATTGTTATGATTATGCCGAAGATTCGTTATACCAGTCTATTCGGATTCCAGCAGCTCTTTCTATGCCAATAAATAGCATTGAAGAGCAGAGTGTTACAATGCTTGATGGAAGTGTGCAAAAGGGAAATACTAGATTGTTTCAAAAACAATCCCTTGTAACGAGGCAGATTTCATCCGAACATGCATTAGCACTGGCCTATTGGCTACAACACAGATATGTGGTGATAGACAGAATTGCCTATTTAGCAAGCGGAGGCTATAGGGATATGCCCGTAAGTTTGATTATGCAGTCAAAACAGGTAAAATGCGATTTATTAGTTCAAGGTCATGCAACTAACTATGAAAACTTTTTTGAGTTCTCTAATCAACAACTTTATGGTAAAATTGTCGTCAATCGCCCATCGTATGGAGCAAAATTGTTTCTTACTAATGGATTTGAAATATCGACACTGATAGACGGGGAGCAGTCATTCAAAGTAGGGGAGTATAATTTAGAAATATATACAGAATCCTCTATGGTAGAGGTACTCATTTTTTCAGATGGTCTTTTTTTGACGAAATGCCTAATTCCAGCCTATTCACGAGGTTTTCTTAGAGATGAATTAATTCGCGTCAATTCAAATATGATGATAGTTTTTGATATTATCAAAATAACAAATAATATTGTAGTTGAAACAGTTGATACAACAACTTATCTACTTCCTGAAGAAATTCAGTATATGAATGAGTACAGACAAAATACTGACGAAATATCCTTCAACAGCGACTTTAGTGAGGATTTTGCCAACTAGCCATACAGCCATGAAAAAGATACTTTTTTTAATTTTACTTCCAAGCTTATCTTGGTCTCAAGCTACAATCACACAGATACGAACCAAGGTAAACACCTACTACGCAACCAATAACGCAAAGCAGATAACGGCCGCAAAGTCAAGGGAGATATTTCACGACATACTGGATAACATCCAATCCCAGTCATCATCTTATGATACAATATCGGGAACAAACCCTAAGCTTTTATGGTACTGGCCGTCAACTTCAAGCTTTTTGCTCGGTATATACGGAAGTAATACCTCTACGTCTCGATTTTCAATTTACAGCAACGCCGATGGTGCAGAGAAGTTCTCTGTGTACTACAATCAGGGCTATTCGCGCTTCGCGACGCGTTTGCTTGTCAATAAATCTGTTGACTCTGGAGAGCAACTTCAGGTTGATGGAACCTCTAGGTTAAACGGAAACACAGTGATAAGAGTCAACGGCGAAGATGTTATTTTCGATGGCTCAAAGGGTATCTCAAGATACGTAAATGACCTTATAATTAGAAATTTTGATTCTGGTACGGGCGGTAGGATTGTGATGCAAAACAATAGTCTATCCAAGGTATGGTTCCATGCGACGAATAACGGTGTAAATATTGGGGCAGATGCGGATGTGCACGCATCGGCTGAGTTTCAGGTCACTACGACCACAAAAGGCTTTTTACTTCCACGCCTAACAACGACGCAGGTTAATGCAATTTCCAGTCCCGCCGCCGGATTGATGGTTTACAATACAACCCTCAACAAAGTGTGTTATTATAATGGTTCTTCTTGGCGGCAAGTCACCGATTCTGCAATGTAATTTCTCCGACTTAATACACATGAAAACTCTAGTTTCAATTTTATTGCTTGCGCTGGGAGTGGTGGCAGCAATTCAAAAACCGACAACGGTACCACAATCTACTAATGGTGGCAATCTTATTTTTCTTTGCAAGCCCAAGTACTTTTCCTCCCCACGAATACCGAACGGTTACAACGTGGTTGGTATAAGCGCCAAGGTGCTCAATTATACATTGGGGGACACCTCGGCGGCATTTTGCTACTTCGAGTTCTACCGAAAAAATCCAGAGGATACCATGCAACTTATTGTAGCGGAGACGCAAAACGACTACCTGCCAGCATCGCTATTACCTTTGCTTTTCTCCCGTAACAAGCAGAACATATTTTTTGCTGCTAAGACCTTTGCAACTGCACAGGGGTATGTGTTAGACACTATAACTTCGCAAACTCACCTTAACGCACTATACCCTTAATGGCATACGAGGATTTGGCATATATCACAGATGGAGCTGTAAATGGAAGTACACAAGTAAAGGTTTCGACTCAACAACCAAACGGAACCACTGTGCTTTTGTATAGTTTTTACGAGTTTTTAGGTAGCGATATTATCACAGACGGAGTTGTTACAATTGAAACAAACAGACCTCTGGAGTACCTTGAAGTTATTCAGGCGTTTGTTGGAGGTTTTGGCGAAAAATCAGGGCCCGCAACAACTGTTCAGCTTAGCGACACAGAACTGACTGGATGGCAAAACCCAACAACGGTCAATGGGCAATCGTATCAAGATTGGCTGACAGAGGGAAACCCCCCAATACCATCCCTATACATCCCTAACATATTAAATAGGGTATTGCACGAAAGACAAAACACTCTAAACCAGATTGAAGACCCTAAAATAATATTTCAACTGGTATTAGATTGCTCGTATGGCGTTGGTGGTGCTCCGCAAGTTGTAGCCACTGTTAAAAATGTAAGTGGAAGTCCGTCAGGTGGTGTTATGTATAGATTTGATGAAGGAGTAATGGGTAATATACCTTCAAAAACCTATATGGCCAATGGAAGCAAAAAAGTAGAGGTGATTGACTCGGAAGACACCAACATAAGTACAGAGTTAGAATTTGATGTAGTTATGCCAGCCGATGCCCCAGACCCTTCAGGTGTGAACGAGGATATTGTGTCAGTTGGATGGACAACAGAAAGATACAATCCGTCCTCAAATGGAGGCTTAGGCAATTTTCTTTGGCCGCAGATTGTGGCAACTGGCGATACAGAGGTTAGTGTTGATGGAGTAACATCCTACACAAATCTGCCTACCATGATTAACCCTCCATGGGTTAAAACAAACAATAACGGAGGTAATCCCGCCCATGGACTTATCTTTCAGTACACTTGGCTGTACGGGGTACCTAACGGAGAAGGCGTTTTAAGGGTGCGTCTAGTAGGACAGCCCTCTACGGCAATTTATACTACTTTTTACATGTAAAACCTATATAGTCATGGAAAATAAAGAAGAGGTTAAAATCTCAAAAACAAAAAAAACAGAAACGGTCAAGCTAATTGATCAAAATTCAAGACAATTCATTTTTGATACCAAAGATGCGATTGGAAAAACTTTAAAGGTTTCATTGGATAATTCCGAACCAACAGAAATCCCCATTTCAGACGAAATTACTATCTGGAATACTAAAGCACTTATTCCAGATAGTTATACATTACATTACTCCGTAGTTTAAACTTTCAAACTAATACACACAGTCATGCTCGTCGATTTCATTGAATCACAAAACAGGGTTTTACCCGGCGCCAGAGTTGGTGACAGAAGCCCTCGAACCAAAGGCGCATACATTGCAATGGCCTACTTCAACTCTGGTGCCTTGGGTGGTATAGGGGCCTCATATACCATGGGTGCTAATACAGAGGTAACTATTACAGAAAAAAATCTGCCAGACGTATTGGTAGACTTGGCTTTCAAGGGCGGTGCGTTCTGTTTTTTTAATCCCTCAATATCTGGCTCAAAAGACAAGGCTAACCGCATTAAATTACCAGAGCTAATGGGAACTCAAGCGGTGGCAGAAGAATCTGGAGAGGTAACAGAGCGGTTTATGATTAAAGTGCGCGATTACTACAAAAACGTCGAGCATTTTAATGCTTTAGCCTATAAATCCGGCGAAATGGATGTAATACTATTTACAAACAATGGCTTCCAATGGCTAAAAGCTAGAGAGCACCAGCCTGTATTTACGGACATGTCTTATGCTATTCAAGGGGATGCTAATCAGCCTATTTCTGCCGGTGATTTCGCTATCAATACTAGTTCTGCTGGAGAAATCCCAATAAAATTCGGGATTGTACTCTCAAAACTAGCAGCATCTAGGCTCAAATTTACTTGGGCAGCCGTAGGAAGTCTTGTCAATTTGACCGCTCAACCCTGTGAGTCTGGCGGATTGAGTGTATTTTCTCGTACCGCCTCCGCAACAGCGTGCACACTCCCCAGAGCCGTAAATGAAACAGCTACCTGTATTCAATACAGTATTAAGCAGTTGAACATAAATGATGCCGGCACAAATGATGTATCACAATATGTAACCATTGGCTCCACCACTGGCATTATTACTTTAGCGTCTGCATTAACTGCTGGCATTTTTGATTTTATCGTTGTAGCTGAAACTCCAAACGGTATTTGGGGTTCTTGGGAGTTTCGTATCAAAGCTTCTTAATCGCTTCTTTACCCTTCTTTCTTTTTCACAAAGCCCCTCCCGAAAACGGGCAGGGGTTTTTTAATAATTACAACAATGCTTACTTATCAAAAAATAGCCCCATACCTGACAACTGGAAAGCCAGAGTCAAAACACATTCATCAGTACTACCAAGAGTCAATCGATCTTAAAGAGCTTTTAAAGGAAGTGTTCGGAGATAAGTATCCTTCATATATGGACATAAACCGTCCGGGCGAAAAGAAAACGCATAAGACTCATAGAAAGAAGATATACACAAACCCTTTTCGTTCAATGCCTCGTCGAATTAGCGAGGTTTTGGACTATATCAGACAGGCAGATGATTATAGTATAACATTTCCAGCTGAAATTCCCAAAGGAATAAAGCCTGAGGAGTCACTAAAGTCTTATACAGAAAATAAGGCACTAACAGCAGAGGGGGATTTTGAAACCTTCTTTTTCAAGAAGGTGATTCCTCAATATGTGAGAGATCCCAATGCGGTGCTTGTGTGCATTCCCAAAAAACAACCGACAAGCAAATACGAGTTCGTTGAGCCTGTACCTATACTCTTTCCGTGCGAAAACGTGTTGATGCATAGAAAAGGGGAATTTGCGGCTCTTGTAGCGCCCTTTAAAAATAAATTCATAGACCAATATGGCAGAGAACAGGAAGGGGTCGTAATGATTTTTCTTGACCACGAAAGTTACAGCGTTGCTCGTCAAGTGGCCAAAACAAATATCTCAACTGGTCAAATGCAAATAGAATGGGAGATTGACGGGATGTACACACAAGTACTAGACAATGGGGAAACTGTAAACATCTTTCAGCCTCCATACCATTATTGCAAAAAAATGCCTGCCCAAAAAATCGGCAAAATTGTTGCAAAAGAGAACGATTATGGCGAAACGTATTGCGAATCAATTTTATCCGACTCGATACCATTTATTAAAGGCGGACAGCAAACTTGGAATGATAAGGAGATAGAAAAAAACCAACACCTCTCTTCGCAAGAGTACAGATATGTAAACAAAAAATGCAACCAAGAAGGGTGTCACAATGGAACAATCATCGAAAGAAACAAGGCAGGAAAAATAGTTGGAGAAAAAGAGTGCCCAAAATGCAAAGGTAGTGGCCTTATGCCTTCCGGATCTGGTTTGGATATATGGCTAATCGACTCTTCGGTAGAGGCGGGAGATGGCAAAAGTCCAGCATCTGGAGTCCCGGGCGGATTTATTCCGCGAAGTATTGAGCCTTATATACAGCTCTCAAAAGACTACGACAACTTAAAGAAAGAGGTGTTGACTACATTGAATATGCAATACGTAATCAATACAAATACCGACGCCTCTGGAACCTCAAAAAGATACGATAGAGAAGAAGGGTATAGAGAGGTGAACACACAAGGGGCTCACCTGCTTGATGTGATGAGTCAACAGTATGAGACGATTGAAAATATGCGCTACGGAGTAATTAAAAGATCAAACGAAAGTCAGGTTCCTAGTATAATTGTCCCAATACGTTTGAATTTGGAAAATGCAGAACTTACCAGAGAAGAGCTTAAGGATGCCAAAAGCAACAACTTTGACCCTGCTATTGTGGAAGCGCTTGAGCGAAAACTTATTCAATACAATGTAGGCGAAAATTCGGACATTTTTAAGAGATACGAGACTAAGGTGATGTTAGACCCATTTAGGTCGCTATCGCTCGACCAAAAAAACATGGCGATTGGCTTGACATACTCTGTAATGAAGGATAGTCCAGAGCGAACTAGCGCCATTAAAGAGCTGCTTTTTAGTGTATTTTTCGATTCGCTAATAGTAATATGTACAAGCAAAAGCGATGGATTTTATAAGTTGGATGTAAAGGGGCGCAATGAAATTATTAGAAAAGAGTTTGAATTAATGTTCTCTGAACTACACGCCGGTAATGTATTAAATGTCAACTCTGTAAACATCAAACCAGCCGCAAATCTTCAAGACGAAAATCAAACCGTCTGAAATGAAAATCAAACCGTCTGAAATTAGGAAATTTGTATACAAGTCAATATGTTTGCATTGATAGTTTCAGACATTATATTTTTGTACAAAATCTTTTCAAGATGGCATCGAAAAACAAAGACGAAAAACAGCTTAAGACACTAGAGTCCCCCAAGACCTATGAAGAGCTGTTTGACTATGATCAAATCGTAGTACAGGTAGGCCCTCGTTATGAGCTTAAAAACAACAAACCGGTTGTGGTGGAAGAGGCTAGACTAACCACTATGACCAAGGGTAGCTATGAGTTAATGGAGCGGGATTCCGACGGAGACACGAAGGTGATTCCAGTAAAAGCTTTAGGTCATCCTGATATAAAAATCGAAGATGACCCACGTTCGCCGGGAGGTAAAAAGAAAACCCTCGACTATATTCCTTTTGCGGTGATTGCAGACGAAATTCCCGACACAGAGAAATCGGATCAAAACCCGCCTCAATAATTTTTTACCGATAGTATCTTAACTTATTTTTCTAATGAAACGGAGAGATTTTCTCAAAAAACTGGGTCTTAAAAGTGGTCTTGACCAAACTGAACTTGACGATATTCTCAACAATCTTGATGGCGACGAGATAGATGATATCAAAGCCGATGCCGCCATAAAAGCAGTATACACCTCAGACGAAGCCCTAGGAAACGATGACCTTTTTAAAAAGGTAACAAGCAAAGCAAAGGCCGAAGCCTTAAATCCTATCGACACGATACTTAAAGCTTTCGAGTCCAAATTAAAGGCCGAGGAAAAGGCAGAGTACAATAAACTTGACACCTCTCACAAAAAATACAATTACATGTTAAAGGTATTTGCTGAGCGGGAAACACCTACCGGAGACGCCAATTACGATTCACTTAAAAGCGAGTACGAAACCCTTAAAAGTGATGTGGATACCAAATATGTCAAAAAAGAAGATTACGAGACGGTCAGTCAAAAAGCGACGAAGGCAATGCAGGGGGCATTTAAAACCAAGCTCTCAATCGCAGCCGCAAAAAAAATCGGAGACGCCGCTAACGCCAGACACTTTGAAGAAAACTTCTTTAACGACGCCAGTGAGCTAGTTGCTACTACTGGAATTGGCAAATCAAAGGTAAAGGGAGTTATCGACTATGAGACGGGCAAAATCATGCGAGCAGACTCTCCAGACCAGCCTATAATGCTAGATGGAAAGGTAGTTACCATTGCAGATTTGGCAGACTTAACCATTGAGCATTTCGAGTACAAGGCTCCAGTGTCTAACCCAGCTTCTGCCGGTAGAATAGTAATAACAGGACAGACTGACGATGCCACTAAGGACTCAAACGCATCGGCACGAACAAGGAATCTTGATATGGATTCTGAATAAAAAAGCCTTTCAATTTTAACCTTTTATAACAGCCATGAAAGTTCAAATGACCAACGCCCTAATCGCGAAAGTAGCAATAATGTTACTTCAAGATTGTGGGCGTCGGTTCCCTTCTTTGGGAGCCATGCAATCGCAGAGAGCACCACAAAAACAGGCTCTTATTAATGCAACGTCGCCAGTGGTGGCAGAGTCAGAGAAGCGCATGTCCATTCGTCAAGATGGAAGCGGAAACCCCGAAGCTGCTATAACACTAGATTATAACCCCAAACGTCAGGTTGCTGGCGGCGCTATTCGAACAGCGAGAGGTGTAGTAAATGGAGAGGCTACCACGGACAAAGTTTCCGTAACAACTGGATTTGGCATTCATAGGGAGTATACAAAGAATTTTACAACCTATGATATGATTAAGCTTACAGCAGAAACAGAGGCTTACCTAAAATCCGTTAATGCGGGAAATGTAAATTTTGATTTGGCCAACTTTCCAGCCCTTGCCATTATTGGAGACGAAATACTGACAACTATTGAGAGTATCCTAACTCCAATAAATCAGCAGATTGTCGCCTCTTTGATTGCACACGTAGGCCACAATTTTGTTACAGGGGATGCGCTGTCTCCAGATATTTTGCTCTATAACGCAGAGGGAATGATGCGTACCGATTTCTGGGACTTCATAAACGCAATCAAGCGTCGTCATAACTACAGTGGACGCCTTATTATTATTGGAGGCGACACCATGGCTGGCTACCTCGACAAAAGAAACATTGTAGCGGTCAACAACTTGGGATTAAATCAACAAGCAATGCTTAACACAATTGCGGCTGACTTCTTTTACGATCCAGAGATAGAGGCACAGTTGGGTACTGGCGAGGTGATTATCCAAGAGGCAAACGCGTCATGCTTCCAGACGATTTTGGAGCACGCCTACATGATTAAGCAAAAGCGAATGGCGAATACTAGTTATGGAAAAATGGCCATAAACTTGGGACAGTACAGCGCCCCAACCTTTAATCTTGACATGGACTTGCGTGCACGCGAAAACGATACAGCTTGGCCTACGTTAGACGTAACTCCTTCCATACATGGAGGGGTATTCTTGCGGCCAGCGGGATACCTCGCCAACTACGGCGGCTGGCAAAACGTGACTGGCACTTGGAGAGCCAAGCTCATCGCCTAGGGTTTCAAAACAATCCGACAATGCAACTACTGTTGCATTGTCTTCTTTTTACCTTATTCAATAGCCATGAAAAAGATACTTTTTTTATTATGTAGCTCAATGCTACTGCTTCATTCTTTTGTATTTGCTCAGGTAACTATCGAAGGCAATGGAAAGAAGTTTGTGCTTCCAAGTGGAGAGTACAAGCTAACCATTGGTACCGAAACAGATGCAGGGAGCAAGCCTATTGTTGATTTAACTTCACCTCTGGTTGATTGCGGATGCGGTCAAGCGGATTTTGCCACTTCGGTTCGACACAAAGGGGGTAGTACTTACGAGGTGTCATTTGATGCCTGCAACGTCAACCCTTTGCGCTGGGCGGTGAAGAAAAAAGAGACAAACCCCTTGTTTGGGCTGTCTTTTTCCGTACGGCGCGAATTTATCCCCCAATCTGGCACTTTTGAAATTGACCTAAGTAGTTACGAAGAAGGTGAGTATGAGCTTGAGATAACCTCGCCAAAGTGCAAGGGTCGCGCTCTTACAACGTTTCGCATTGGGTCAGACCCTCCGCAAATCAACGATAGCAATATCACCGTCAATAACGAAGGTGTACACGTAGGCGCATTCCAAAAAGCCAAAGTCGTCTATTTCAACTATGACGACACAGGTGAAAAACTAGATGCAATCAACTTGGTTGCGTCGCGTAGTTCGGACGGTAAAATTTATCTCTCAGATGAAGGAAAAGCGCATCATCGGGCCTACTACAGTATCAATGGCTCGGTTAACCGCTTAAATGCGTCTGAACTTAAAAACTACCCAATTGAAGCAAACACTTGGATTCACCTAGTAAAATTCGTCACTGAGGTTGAAAACGTAAACACAGATGCGTGGCGCACTTCGACTCAGTACAATGGACAGCGTAACCTCAAGTATGCGGCGTCGTATGAGTGTACTTTTTATGTCGAAGGATTGAACGCACCGCGAACACCTTACACATTGCCGCTTTGGAATGCAGACCCTTTAAGAAATGGACTTAATTTGTCCACAGGCACAGGGTTCAAGCTTAATTCAAAACAATACGGCAGTGAATCAATACCTGCCGAAAGCGCAGACAGATTGAAGCAAATCTCCTGGGCGCAGGGTGCGGACAAATACCAGCTCCTCTACGCAAACGAGGTACAAAACCTTACCTCGGCACTTGGCAAGGGGATTACCGATTTAAGTGACTCTGAGCTTGACAGAGCGGCGGATATGCTTGCAAACATGAGTACGAGCAAGTATTTCGCAGTGGATTTCGAGCCTCACAACCCTGCGGCTGACGAATGGCGTTGGAATTTCAACGCGCCAAACTTCCGCGAAGTGATGAAAAAGCTTTCGCAAAAGGTCTATGACCGAAGTGGAAAGTATTTCTATTCGTGGATTGGAAAAGGAAATCGGTTTGCCTTTCGAGGTAAACAATTTGAGTTGGATGGTCCAGCAAACGATTCGTGGGGCAATGAGCAGCTTGACACATACATTGCCTTGCACGAAAACCCTAGCGAAATTCAGGGAATTGACATTGCTACACCTGTACTCACTCAAGTCGGATTTGGCTATAGTTCTACAGTGATTGGTGGCGACGCAAGCAAAGGTAGTCAATGGGTTGCACCTCAGTTGTGGTACTTACGCGCGCTCGACGTGCTAAATGTACAAACACTCATAACACCTAAGGACGAAAAGTTGTTGTTGTTCATTTGGCCGTTCGAGGATAAGCCTAGCGATGCAAAGCGCACCCCAATGACGCGTATGAAGCTAGGAGAAGGGCATATCAAGCAGGTTGATAACAGGGTGCAATATCCGCACAATCTTGTGCGTGACGCGATTCTGACCTATCTCTGTAATCCTAAACATCAGTACACTCAGTACTGGATTTTTGGCGAAAGTTACGACCCTTACGACCTACTTTATTGGTCGAAAATAAACGGTCAACTCTCGTGTCACTCCCAAAACGCGGGAGGGTTCTACGTCACCGAATACAGCGGCTCCAATAATCCGCCCTGCCCCCAAAGCAATAAGGGCTACATCGGCAAAGATGCCCTTAGCGTCTCGGCTATGATTCAGGCGCACGAGTGGTTTGCAAAGGAGGGCATTCAGGATGTTTGCGACGGCACGCAGGTGCGCGATTTTGATATTTCTTTTGATTCGTTTACGCGCTCAGTTGCGATTTACAACCCTGTTTTCCGCGCAGATACAGGAGAGTTTGCGCGTTCTTATAAGTACAATCAGCCGTGGATTCAGGTTTGGAAAAACCCTAAAACCGGCAAACGCGTACTACTCTACCAAGACCCTTTTGCGGATGCTTTTGAGCAGGGGTATTTTACGGCCACGGTGAACGGACAGAAAATCACCAAACAGGTTACAGGCAACAACTTACTAGCTATTGTACTGTGAAAGCACAAAGAATTATGTACCTGTTAAGCGCATCGCTGCTTATGCTTACCGCGCTCAGTATTGGCCTTGCTCTGAAAAGCTGCAAGCTAAGTGAAGAGGAGAAAACCCAAAAAAGCATCCAACAAAATGAAAAGAAACTTGAAGATATTCAGGCTCGCCGCGCTGCAAACAATAGTACTGCTATTCCTTTCGCTAACGATAGTGTGCGCTCAAAAGTCATCGATTCAGTCAACAAAAAGCATGGATTCAAGCTACGCGTCGCTAGAGGGGACGCAAAGCGAGATTGATTCGGTCTTGAAAATCCTCAACGATTATCCTGACTTGAAAGAGGAGCTTGCGACAGTCCGACAAACCCTAAAGGATGAGCGCAAATTAACCTCAATCCATAAGGAAACGATAATGAAAGCTCTTGATATGGATGTTTGGAGTCTTTCGGAAGTACAGAAGAGGATTAGGCGCATGAATCGTCGGCTCTTTTGGAAACCCATCCTTTGGGGTGTACTTGGCGCATCAGTTGGCGCAACTCTATCGAGACTTTTTTAACGACGTGCTACACACTTTACACTACACTCGTTAACCCTATGAATACCACGACAATGATTAAATCACTCGCAATTTGGACAACTGAACTGTTGCTCACCTTTACAATCTTCAATTTTAATTTGTCGATTGGTAGTACTTTTTACAACTGGTTTGCCGGTTTGCTTGGTGGCTTTATTTTCTTCTGGTTCATGTATTTTGACGAGGAAGTCAATAACAAAGCCGCATTCAAAATGTCTCTTATTGGCCCTTCGCTATCCGTATTCTTTGGAAAATGGATTTGCGAAAAATACAATATACCCTTAGACTCCTCCAGCGCATCGATTATCTACCTTTTAGTTGCGTTTTTTAGCTTATCGGCGGCAAAGGTCGCTTACGGTTTCTCTCGAAACGCAGAGAAAGAACTTCCTGCAATGCTCTGGAAGTACTTGCGCAAGAAACTAGGACTACGAAACGAAAAATAACCCTACTACCATGTCGGACTTAATTACAATACAGAGATACAACCCGAAATCCGATTGGACGATTTCGCGTGTATTCATAGATGGGGTATTGGACGGATTCGCAGTTGAGGATGAAATACGCGAAAAAAAGCTGAAAGGCGAAACCGCAATCTGGTACGGACGTTACAAGCTTGGTCACAGATATAGCCCTAAGTTTTCTAAGTACTTTCTATGGAGCGAAAAAGCACAAAAGCTTATCCCTAACCCTAAGTATAACAAAAAATATAACGAAAAAGGGTTTCGGGAGCTACACAAAAAGTATGACGACTGGAAAGAGCATCAACTCATTTGGGTACTCAACGTGCCTCAATTTGAGTTTATCCTCATTCACTGGGGTAACACTGATTTGGATTCGGATGGCTGCATCATTATCGGACGCGGCCTAGGCGTTGTTAAAGGTCGCGAAGGCGTTTTGTTTTCACAATCCTACTACATAGAGTTCTACGAAAAAGTATTCCCTCTCGTTGCGAAAGGAGAGCAATACATCAACATTGAAGCTGCTTAAGATGAAAAAAATATTGTTATTGGCGTTTTTTGCGCTGTCTACAACACTTAACTTACTTGCTCAGACTGTCACAAGTCGAAAGATTTTTGCGAACCCTGATTGTAATTGTGTCACAATTGTGTCGATTGCGGACACCAATGCTGTGCATGACATTGATGCCCGTGCGATACTGAGTATTCGCAGGATTGGAACCTCTAATGTGGAGCTTACTACTCAGTCTGGAGCGGTCTTTGTTTTCAATCACGTCAACACTTTCACGAAGGATAGTGTAAGGATTGCTACTACATCGTTTGGCCTTCAAAAGGCAATCAGGGCAATTGTTAAGAGCCTAAAGGTTATTCTTGCCAAGTCCAACGCAAGCGGATACAATGCAACTTTTGATGCATCTGGACTAACCGCTAACCGAACTTACACCCTGCCTGACCAAGACGCAACTCTTGGCTCAGGCGGCGGTGGCGGTTCTTATGTGCCACTCACTGGCAGTTCTTCGCTCTCTGGTGACTTTGTGCCGACGACTGCGAATACAAGCAATTTGGGTAGTAGCGCAAACAGATTTCTTGGCGTCTACTCAAGTAACCTGTACGCATCTGGAAAGGCTTTTGTGGGGCCAATCACCTCAAGCGCCTATACTGGCCTAACTGTGGATGTTGGATTGACAAGTTTCTTGGGCGGCACAACAACGCTCAATGGTGCGCTGCTTCCTAATGTTGGTGGGCTTAGTTTGGGCGGGGTTAGTTCTGGGCAGCACTGGGGGAATGTTTTTGCAACCACAATAAACAATCAGGTAGGAACCCTTAACTTACAGTCTGGAGGTGCTAATCGTGTAAGTTTATTGTCTTCACGTGTAGAAATATCTCCTTCTCTAACTGTATTTAACACTGGAACTAATACTGGGCAACTTATGCTTGGTATTGGAAATGGGGGGATTTTGTATGGAAATACAAATCTTGTTTTTCAAACAGGTGTGGTTGCTAGTGAAGCAGCTCGCATTCATTCTGACGGAAATTTTTCGGTTGGAAGTAGTACGAATGCTGGGTTTAAGTTCGATGTCAACGGGACTGCAAGGATTCAGGGCGATGCTACTTTTTCTAGTGCTATCTATATACCAACAGGTGCAACAACAATTAGAACAACCGTCAATTCCAATGGTTTTGGGTTTGACGGTTCTAATCAGCCCTTTATAGTCAGCTCGGGTAATATTGTGACGAACGGCAACTTAAATAGTCAATACTCAGACCTATATAACATAGGTTCAGGTAATAGATTTAGAAGTATTGGCATAACTAGGCAAGTTGCTGTAGGCAATTATACTTTCACTAGTAGCAGTGGAAATGATAGCAACATCCTGCTAACTGCTAACTTCAACACAACAGGTACAGCAGCTTCTAACTTAATTTACGGAGGTGCCTACTATCAAGCCACTGGGTCGGGGGTGCAGAACCTGATTAATCTAGGGGAGTTTTCGGCGGCCAATGGTGGCGGTGTTTTTACAAGTAAATTTTCTGTAGACAAGACAGGCAAGACCCTTGCGGCATCCTACAATCTTTCTGCACTCAACACTGCACCCGCAAGCGCAAGCGACACAGGTACGGCAGGGGAAATAAGAGTAACAGCTAATTATATATATGTATGCACTGCCACGAATACGTGGGTAAGAAGTGCATTGTCAACTTGGCCATGACGACCTATCCAGACATTAGATTCAAAAAGGTGGAGGGGGTTGGATATGATCTCTTCGAGGTGACAGAGGATTGTTTTGTACCCTCAATTCAGACAATCATTCCAAAAGGCCAAACTACCGATTTTGCAAGCATACCGCGCATTTTTTGGGCTTTCATTCCACCATACGGACGCGCCACGAACCCCTCAATTCCTCATGACTTTCTGTACGAGAAGTCGAAAACAATGAGCAGGATTGAGGTTGATAAACTATTCTTAGTCGACTTAATACGCGCAGACGTTCCAATCTGGCAATGTGTGCTAATGTACACAGCAGTACGCTGGTTTGGAGAAAAGGCTTGGCGTAAACATAGATTTTAATTTATTTTTTCACTTTTAATCTCAAAACAGCCATGAAAAAGATTCTTTTAATGGGGGCTATTTTAGTCGTATCGACTTGTATCACAAAGCCAACTTGCAGCCAAACACTTGGAAAATCCCAGCTCCTAAAAACTGCCACTACCCCACCGTTAGACACCCTAAAACTGTCAAATGGCGCAACCGGGAGCTTTGCCTCTGCTACATTCTTCAATAAACCCTCCGCTGCCAGCGTTCAGGTCGATGTGACGAAAAATACGGGCACATATAGCTCAGGCTCCTATATCTATTTAATGAAAAGTAATAACGGTAAAACCTTTGTAAAAACTGACAGCGTGGCCATACCTACTACCCACGCGGGTACCGTTACCTATTTTATCAATAAAAAGGGAGAGGATATTAATTCACCCTATTGGAAGGTAGTTGTCAAGCAGGTGGGTACCGTCACCTCGTCAATCATGGCGTGGGTCTTTGGTGGATAAGTTTTTGCCTTTTGTATAATTAGTTAGGGTTTCTTAAAACCAGTCGGTAGATACTGACTGGTTTTTTTGTAAAAGTTGTCAATAAAACGTTTGACTAAATTTTTTTGGAAATTTTTTGGAAATTTTTCGAAAAAATTTTGGAGGCTTTTGAAAACACACACACAAAATCAAAACTTTGGCCTCTATTGTCTTCTATTTTTGACTTTGGTTGTTGTAAGCGCTATTCAAAGGTTTTAACCTAACTCGTTTGTCACAAGGGATTTTTGGGGTGTTTTTCAGAAGAATGAGACGCGAAGAGAGACCCCTACCCAAATTCGCATGATTTGGAATTGAAATGTTTGTATATTATCTTTGAAGTAGGGTAAAGGAAAAGAACCGAGGCACCTTTCGGAGAGGTAGCCCCGGCCTTACAAAGTTACTTTGGCAAGTCAAAAGCTATTGCTTTGACTTCCACTTACCTCGGGGAACGAGAAAAACGTAGAATCCTCCTTTCGGATGGTAAAACCTACGGCCTTTTCGGGTTACCCATGGCGTGATAACTTTGACGAAATTCTCTTCGTCGTAGTCATCGTACGAGGTACACATTTTACTTTCAGACATAGTTCGAGCTATGTTTTGAAACTATACCGTTTAGCGAGCTGGTAACTCGTTAGACGGTTTTTTTTGTCTTCACCTTTGAAGACGTAACAAATTTACTTGTTCTATGCCTAACAAACAAGAAAAAAAAAGTACGCAAGACTGTTTTTATGATTGAACTGTTTTTTTGAAATTTTTATGAGTTTGGTATTTGTATCACTTTTCTGAGACACTTAAATATCAGAATAAACTCATTCATAATAAGTTAACCCTATTAGTAAATTTTTATTTTGTGTAGAAGATTTTCTGACTTTCCAAATATTTTTTAAAAATATTTACCATTATTAGGTAAAATAAATTTTGCATATTTCTTCTTTTCTAATTTTTCATCCTTGTTATAGGTTAAATTTTGACGGTTTTTGTACTAGTAGCAACCTAGTCCAACAGAAACTTTTCATAGTCTTAACAAAAAGCCACCGCCCACTATTAATGAATCAATAGCGGGCGGGTAAATATCAAAACAGCAGCTAAAATTTGATTAAAAGTATACAATATTGCCAGCAAGTCCCTTTGTAAACCAAGATTGAAAATCCTTTAGATTGTCAATTCCGTCGTTTTTCACAAGCTCCAGTGTTTGCGAGCCGCTTAAGGTTCCTGTGTCAGCAGTAATGATTCTTACGGCAAATTTATCAACCACAATAGGTGTTGTTTTTTCAACAGTTAATTCAGGGGCAAAAACTATCTGAAGAGAGTTGTATGGGCGTCCCGACCAGACGTATGGAGCAAACTTCATACCTTTACGATAACCGTCTCCCTCACGAATTGTATGGATTTTAGGGGTTTTGTTATTCACAAATTCACATAACTTCTCTTCTGACAAATCTCTTTCTTCTGATGTAAGGGTTTTCCAGTATGGTATAAGCCAGTGATAGACATTTTCCTTTAGGTCTGTATGTCCACGATTAAGTATGAGGTGCGCCCAGATTTTTTCTGGAAAAAATGTAAGCTCTCCTTTGCGTCGATGTGTAGCTGGAAAGCGTGCGCTAAATGGTCTTCTTATCATTGTTATTCGGGGGTTCTGTTGTCAAAAAAATTGTGCCTTTTGGATAAATGACAACAAACTCACTGGTATCATCCTCCGATTTGTCTGATTTTTCGTAAAGACCATATTCTCCATTGTCATCATCACTGTGCCCAAGGTCTTGGTTTAGTCTGTAAACAAAGAGAGGTTTAATTTCTCTTTCTGGGTCACAGAGTCTAACGGGTTGCTCTAAATCCTCATCAGACATCAATTCCCTCATCAATACGAATAGTTCTTTGTATGTTAGTATTATGTCCATTTTAAAAATTCAATGTTGATTGTTCGCCTTTTAAATTCCTCGTTCTTTTGTAATCCTCTAAAATCGCTTTCATGACAGCGAGACGTTTTGAGAGAGTCTCTGGCTTTTTCTTTGGAGCGAGGCCAGAACCCCACTCAGGAAAAACCTTTTCTCTCATTTTAACTTCATACTCTAACTCTTCGATTTTATCGTCGAGAGTTACCTTTTTATTGTAATCGGAAAGCTTTGCCATAGTGAGACATCAATAGGTCGAAAAAACTGTATTTTTTCATTAGATTTCAATTTGATTTTAACCCTGTATTACCTTTGAATTATTAATATTTATTAACCAAAAATTTACTACACCTATGAAAGGTACATTTTTAAAGATGCTTAGAAAAAGCCATGTAGCGGGCTCCGACATCCTTACATTTCACTTTAAAACAGAGGGCGCGAAAGATGTCTTATATCTTGATATTGTAATACCTTCAGACACCATTCCGGACGCCGAACCTGAATATTTCGCTGGCCTCCTTTGTCGTTTGCGGGCTGAGTTCTTAAAGAAAATAGAAACCCCACAATCTCCAGATATTCGGATAGTGTACCCTATAAATGGGTATATAATTTTATGGGGAAACCATTATTTTGATTCCTCTAAACCAAACATAGATTTAGAGCATTATACTGAACTCTTTTACGGAAACAAGGAAACTTTATGATTTCAAGCCCAATTGAAGGCTAGTGAAAGGGATTTTTAAAAATCGCTTCTCTTTAACTTTGATATAAATGTGACCAAATCCATTTTCCGAATGTGGTGCTACATCAACGTATAGAAACGGAATCGTTTTGAATCTTTTGTCTGATAACTGAATCCCTTTTGGAGTTCGAGCTATTCTAATTGCCGAATACTTGCTTCCAATTAATTCACAAAAACCTTTTACATCTTTTGTAAACTCCTCTCCTTTGATGCTATCTAATAGCCCGTAAAGTCGTTGGTTACTAGCTTGGTTTTTGGCAATAATTGGCTTTAGTATATATTCTTTGTAGTAAGAACGAGCCTGTTTTTCTAGGTATCTTTCTAAGGTTTGCATAGGGCTGCGGTTTGTTTAATTTCTGGTATCTCTAATTTATTAGACGGTTTAGTTTTTGTAGCTCCTCGTCAACAAGTGCCTTATATCGAAAAACCTCTGCTTGGGCAGTATTAAGCTTTTCGATAGCTCTTTTGTATTCGTCAGTATCTTCCAGTTGCTTTACAAACAAGGTCGGCATAAAGGCTGCTTTAGCGGACTCGATAGCGTTTTTAATTTTGGTAACTTGCCCTTTGGCGCTACTAAGCTTTACAAATGCAGATTTGTAACTTAAATCAATTCCCGTTTTTTTATCATAAAAACAATAGTGCGTACATACACTTTTGGTTGGATTGAAATATTGAAAACGAGCCGCTATCCAGTTGATACGTCTGGCGGTTTGAGGATAATTGTATTGATTTCTAGGCATATCAAATGACCAAACAGAAACTAAGGATTCTCTTCTCCCGTATTTTTGGACTCCAATTGAAACCTTAACAAACGAAACTACTTCCATAAATAGGTTAATTTGAAGTGTTAGTAAATGTATTTTTGACCCTCCCAGTAGTATTCTATACCACATCCTTTTGTGGGAACTGGCTTAAATACCCTATTTTTGCGGTAATCTTGTTCATTGAAGCCCCATCTAGCAGGTTCGGAAAATGAGGTGTCGTAAATCTCCATCTTAAACCACTCGTCTCTAATCCATCGCATTTCTGGATGAGCAGGGAAATGAACTACCGCATAGGTATCATCCATTGACAGAATTAATCCATATTGACCTCCATTATAACATCGATACTGTTCAGATATAAGGTCTAATCCACGCTGAAAAGAGCAGCTTACCAAACCCCCAACACGCGGTCGCCAGTTAAACCAAATCTCAGGAGTTTTTCTCGTTAGTTCTTGAGAAAATAAACTCAACTGCATAGGATCAGTACTCTTTCTCCTCATGGCCATGTAGGGTATGTATTGCTATTGCGCAATAAACCAATATAGTCGCGTCTTTGTCTTGAGGCTTCGCGACGACTGTCCAAAAGAGCCTCTACCGTGCCAACGGTCAAAACAAGCCCTCTTTCGTCTGGATTTGTACATACATCGGCAACCCTTGTCCAAATCATGCGCCCTAGAAATTTAACCCTGTACTTCATAATGTACATGGTTTTGGTTTTTCTACCCCTTGCCTCTATACGCACATTGCGATGAATATACCATACACCACACGATATAAGTTCAGACTTGATAGTAGTAAAATAGCTAGGGGTTAATGGTTGATGAAAGGTGTATAGTGATACCCATAATTTGCCTGTTATAAGTAACCTAATGCGCTCTAGTATAGACAACTTCCAACAGCTAACTACCTCACCCTCTTGATTGTCTTTTGCAAATACGGGCAATGGGGTATACTCGGGCTGATTTTCAGCATACACCTTGTTTACTTCTTGAAATCTAATCGGCTTCATGATAATTGTTTTTGGAATTTTTGGAGTAAATTGATCAAAGGTTGTACACTTTGTGCGTCAGGGAAATACAAAGCCACTAGATGCAAAGCCTCTAGTTTTTCCACACAAAGTCCGGCAGGGGTGGCAGGGGGTGTACTATCGGTTTTTACCGAAAGCAAAAGAGTGTTTCCGATCCCCGAATCATCGTTGTCCTCTACAATAGAGCCAATCATAATATTGCTACTCCCAAACTTTAAGACTGGGATAGGGTTTTGTTTGTCGTTTACTTTGATAAGATCAAGATTCATGGTTTTAAATGTTTGTTAGTTTCTGAAACTATCATTTGTAATGTAAAAAAAGGGAGCTACCCCTTAAAATCTGAGCTTTGAATCATAGACAAGTACTTTACAAGAAGTGCCGGATCTGTCAAGTCCTCAATTTCGCTATTCAAGGTGCCATTTTGAGGCAAAGATCGTTTTTTGAGTAGGGGGTTTAAGAGATACGAATACTTAAATGTTTTATAACTCTCATGAGGCAATATGCCGGTATCTATACTAAAACTACCAAAAGTTTCTCCTGTTTTTGAAAAAGACTCATACTGTTCTTTTGATAACTTTTTTACCTCACAACGAAAAGAGGTTTCGGTATCTTCTTGTGTGTCATACAAGGAGAGGTACAAGACAAATGCTCCTATAGGACGCCTTTTGAAGCTAAACCAGAAACGAAATGTATCTTTGTCGATTTTTGATGTTTTTAAGTGCTGAAGCTCAAGCAGTGGTGACATATTAAAGCTGGGTTATGTATTTATCAATCAGGGCCAATTTAGCGATTTTCGTCTGGCGCTCAATATCAGAAAATTCTCTGCCAGAGGTAGAGCGCAGGGATGTACGTTGCCCATTCCTAATGTACTCAAAGCCTATGCCTACGATTTTCACACTTTGACTCTTGCTCGAAAATTCAATCTGAAAACTTAGAGTGTCAGCCGCTTGTGGTTCATAAGGAAATCCATAGTGCTTCGCCAAGTAAATGGCTACACGATCAGCTTCTTTATAGGGGAGTTTTCTAGTTCCGGTATTTACAATCGGTTGAATATTGGTAATATCGAGTTCTCGCCCTAAAGCAGACAGGTTTACGTGCTTCATTTTACTCCGCATAAACTCGACAATCTTGACGGCTAATGCTCTTTTTTCTTCGATTCGCTTTTTCAGTTCTACCCGGTAATATCCCATAGTTGAAAAGATTTATTAGTTTTGCATCAACTTCAAAACACTTGCTGTTTTGATGTTTGACTTATTGATTTTACACCGCTTTGCTTTATGTAGGGCGGTGTTTTTGTTTTTAAAGTTGGCTTCATGTGCAAATACTTGTTTTGTGTTGGAATAATGTGATGCAATATTAATACCTGATACTATCATTTGCAAAAAAATTAATCATTATTTTGACTCCAAAGGCTATTAGCATCTATCCCGGCAAGTATCTGCTCATGAATAAGCCGATTGAGCGCAAAATTCTTTGCTTTTGGAATCCAAGTTGGGCGAATACCTGTCTCAGACTCTAAACCCTCCAGCACCTTACTTGCCGCCTTAAAAAAGATTGTATGCCTAACTTCGTTGATTTTTCTGTTTGCCTCCAGAATCTCTTCCTGTCTTGCTTGAGCAATGAATTCATGTTTTTCTTCAACAGAGAAATGGATAAGCTTTTTGGCATCCAAAGCGTCGTATAAAACATTTCCCCAGTCATTGTACATTTCCCCTGCCTCTATCGTAGAAAATGCCTTACGAAGCAAATCAATAAGATTTTTGTTGTGTTGTTCGGGCGTGGGTACTGGAACCTCTGGCAAAGAGAGTAATTTCTGCTCTCTATAAGCCTTTGCCATGTTTACGTGTCGATACTTAAGATAGGCGCCGATTATCTGAGAAACTTGTAGGGGATTTAACAATGGAAAAGCTTTGATAAAAGCGGACTCGCCATTGGAGGGGTAGCTTGGGTTTGGTAATTCGCCTTTGACGGCCATTTCGTAGGCTTGTTCAATTTCTTCTACAGTAACCCTAGGAAATGCTTTTTGCAAAAAAGATGTTAATGAAATTAGATTGTCTGAATGCAGTTCCCTAGACTCCTCATCTCTATCTATATCCGCTCGCATACCAATTAAAAATACAATCTTATTCCACATCTTCGTAAGACGCGTCAACGACGCCTGTCTCACTGGTGTACCCTCGTTTTGCAGCTTTAGCAGCAATTGCTGCTTCAAGGTCAACGAATGCGTATTCTTTTCCTCTGGATTTAAAGGTACTAGGTTTTGATTTGTCACTTCCATGGGGATGGTTTTTTAGGTAAATATTTTTGTAGGAAAAGGCCAAGCGGCGGCCTATGTCAAATGTTTTTTCCGTCTCAAACCTCATAAGGGTTTTATCGGTGAGTTGCTGACCCTTGGCCTCGTTTATGAGCGGACATGACCAGTATTCAACAAATTCTTTGTAATGAAGTTCAGGGTATTCGCACGGATTGGCTTGCTGATACTGAGTGATCAGTAAATGAAACTGTTCTTTTCGTTGGTCAAGTGGCTTATTGGTGTTGGGTTTGTTTTTAGCTCTCAACTTTTTCCAAGAGCTTAAATAGGCTTTTAATGCTTCGCGGCTTGGAAAATCCTGACCGTTATGTTCAACCATAAAGAGCGATTTATCATCTTGCGACAATCGCATATTTAGAGAGTCGGCATTAATCCATTCGACTTTATTTACCGTAACACCCGGATCTTTTTCACGCGTGTGTACGTGCGCGTTTGAGAGAGTATTATTAATTAATATATTATTACTAGAATTAATATTATTCTCTCTCTCTTTATTTTGTTGCAAATCTTGATAAAGTTGCTCGCTTTGTAAGTTGTTGATTTTTATGGTGTTTTCATGTTTTTGCTGTTCAAATGCGCCCCCTTTGCTGTTCAAATGCGCCCCCCCTTGCTGTTCAAATGCGCCCCCTTTGCTGTTCAAATGCGCCCCCCCTTGCTGTTCAAATGCGCCCCCCTTGCTGTTCAAATGCGCCCCAGAAATGTAATCAGAGATGTCTTTGTCTTTTGTGAGGAAGGATAATATTTGTTGACACTCTAAGTATAGTATTATTTTATATTTTTCCGAAACGGTAATTGACCTGTTGTTTAATCTATCTATGTGCCTTTCCCAGTACCCTATTTCTACCATTTTTTTTATATGCTCTTGAATTGTTCGTCTGGACAGACGAAATCTATCCATAAGCTGTTCAGTTGTCTCTTTGAATTCGCCATCTTTTAGGGCTACGCCTGATATGTATGAGGTTAAAGAGGTCATAACCCCCTCTGCTCGCTGATGGTGTAAATTCATTATTTCGGTTGGAAGGATATTCATAGCAAAGACTGTAATTCTCTTAGGCTCTGTTCGCTTGACTGGTAGTATTGAGTTGCTTACGCCAATTATTCAATAAAATGTAATGTTATGTAGTTTGATTGAGAAGGCTTTGTTTGATAGTTTCTAAAACTATCAAATTAAATAAGAAAATAGGTTTGTTCAAAAGCTTATCTCTAATTGTTGTATTGAGTCTAAAGCTTTTCGTAGGCTATTTTAAATCCTTCCATTATCTTTTTTGCCGAATCTTGGGTGATTATTGCCCTATCGGTAGGGCCAAACTTTATAAGACACTCTCCTTTTTCATTAAAATAAATACTTGAATTGCCGTCTGAGAGAATAAATAATGATGTCCGTTTTCCATTTTTTGTTTTACCTGTTTTTGAGTCAATAACGGCCTGTATTCCACTAATCCACTCTTTTACCTTCTCTTTTGGGTAATAAACAAATATGCCTCTAATTTCAACAGCCAAGCTTTTCGCGCCCCCGTTTGTGGTACATACAAAAAGTTCACAATTGTAAAAGGGTTCATTTACCTTTTCATAGTCAAATACAAAAAGACCTGTTTCTTCTTCTTTGGCTTCGTTCTGGCCAAAAGTTTCCAAAATTGACAAGGTGAAACATGCCAGTGCTAGAAAGAGAGTTTTTGCAATCATCGTTATTATGGTTTAAGTATGGGGCTTAAAAATAACGATGATTGTTTGAGTTAAGAAATGAATCTTAGCAAATAGCAAAAGAAGTGGCGTTTACTTTCTTTCAAATACCTCTGTGAGGCTAATATTAAAATAATCGCATATGTATCGCATGTCTACTGCAATATAATCCTCTTTCAATGTAATTTCTTGATCGTAATCTTGTAGATAATTGCCAAGCAGTTTTGTAAAGTCTTGTAGTGCGAGAAAATCAACAAAGAGTACTACGTTGTCTTGTTGCTCTCCTTCTGGAGATACAATGTAGTTGTATTCAAGTTGGTGGTTTTGCACGAACTTGAAAAGTTGCAATTCTGTCATTTCTTTGTTGCGCGTTTTTTTTGTTTTTTTATTAATTTATCAAAAGCTCGTTTGCCCCAATTTCTGGTTTTTTCATCAAGAGTGTTTCCATCTGGCACCTTCTCTGTGACAATTTTCTGAATTGATTTTTGATTGCTCATTGTTGTTTTAAATTTTTAGGTTTTGAATTTATGATAGCCAACTGACTTTCGATGGCTTTTTGGATTTCTGTTGGAGAAACCTCATATAGATTGAGAGATAGCATAAGTATGTTTAGTTCTGGATCGTTTAGTTCGGTAGCTCTTTGTGCTACCCTGGACAGAAGATTCCTAAAAACATTCAAAGGGGTTTTTAGCACTCCTGCGGTAATCGGAAGTCCGCAGTCTGCAATCTCGTGTAACAATTTCATTGTGTCGATCCTGAACCCTATTGATATTAATGCATCATTGTTGTTAGCGTGCATGCTCATAGCAGTAGTTTGTTATTACCTTCGTTGTTGAGATTATTCAAATCAATCAGCGCCAATTTCGCCTGATTGAAGTTGCCAGACTCTTGAATGTGGGCTGCTATCTTCAGTCCAGTTTCGATGCTTAATGCCGGAACTAGGTCTATGATAGGGTATTGTCTGGAGTCGCCCGGCTTGTTGCTTTTCACCTTTGTTGCGGTTAGCAAGAAAGGAAACCAGCGCACCGTCCCAAACAGTTCTAAACATTGATCAAACCTGTCTCTAAGGTTGGGTATACTGGTTTTTAGCCCTTTGGTAGTTAACTCCCAGTAGCCAATAACTGGGATGTCCTTAATAATAAACCGAAGGGTTAGGGCTTGGACCCATTTTATATTTTTAGCCTGTTCATTAGTTGCGCTTTCGTGCAGATGAGCGCGAACTTCGTCCATAATATTAGGGCGCTTCTCGGTAGTGATTCGAATAAAATCTTTTGTCTTTTCTGAGTATATCCCGAAGGTTTCGCCATCTCCAAAGGCAAACAATCGCCCAGCTTTGTCTCTAATTTCAAGCCTCTCTGAACAACAATCGTTAAAATCGTCTGAGTAAAATAATATGGGCAACTCAGTAGGCTTGTCTCCATATTTTGCCCTAACAAAAGCATCAAACTTAAATTTGGAGCTCGCCACAAAATGATCGGTACTTACCGGGTATTCGTGGCCGTTTTGACTGATGGCTTTTGTTCCTGTTTTAATAGAGCCAGCTTTAGACAGGGCTTGTTTTTTTTGTGGCTCAATAATATCTTCCTTTTGGGGTTGGTTTATTTTTATTCGTCCGTTCATGTTTATACGTTATTTAAGTTGTATCCAGCTTTAGGAAAGTTTCTGATTATGATTTTGGGTTTATCGGCCGTTTTACTGAATTTTATTTTTGATTGAGGTAGATAAAAATCGTATACCATTTTTTTGGGGTCGTATGGCAATACAAATGGTATTCCGTCTGTATCAAACTCTCCTGTTGCTATTCCGGCGGTGTAGGCCGTGGTACCAGCTGAGATACAATCAGCTACGTAAATTCGAATTGTGGAGCCCTTTTTTATAATTTGGGTGAGAGGTGGAAGTTCGGTGCTTTTAGGATACATCAGTGTATTTAACTTTATCGATTACAATTAATTTGGTGGCAATTTTGGTATACTCGAAGCTGTCAGCCTCTATGTCATAGATATTGGCGTCGACATCAATAAGCCATTCGCGAAACGCTTCACACTTTTTTTCTTTGGCAAAAGTCCAGTGAGTAGAAGAGATAGAAACTAGACGACCGCCGAGAGATAAGAGGCTATACATCTTTTTTATGTGATCTATATCTTGATTATTGGCGAACGGGGGGTTGGCGACTATCCTATCGTATAGAGTATTGACAGGCTCCCATTCTAAAAAATCCAAACACCCAATGGTTTTGAGTTTATCTCCTAGTGTGCTTTGTAGGATATTGGCGTTTACGTCCCAAAGCTCAATGGCGTCAAATCGAATGCTTGGTATTTTTTTTAGTGCCGCCTTGATAATGGCACCTCTGCCAGCACTTGGCTCCAAAGCACGATGATAGGGTTTTAGCTCTGCAAGTTCTATCATTCTATCGGCAACACTGGAGGGGGTTTCAAAAAATTGATATTTTTTTCTTGGATTTTCTTCTTCGTTTTTGATGATGGACTTCAAGGCAGTAAGTAGCGCGTCGTGAGAGAGGTTACTTGTGGTGCACTTGCTTTTTCGATCCCATTTGCAACCTATTGTTTCAAGCGCCGTATTTACACTTACGTACAGTTTTCTACCAAGTGGCTTGAATATTATTGTACCGGTTTCACTTATTTCGGCAAACAAAATGGCCTCCTGAAACTCCGTTGGATTCGATGGAGGGGTATAGTTTTCTCTTTCAATTAGCGCATCTGAGATAGTCATTGGAAAGTGATATTGAGGGTTGTTCAACAATGATATGATTTTGTTTTAGGCGCTTACAAAGCCTTGTGGTCAAACCAAATCCAGAAGGTATTGAGAGGACTTTAGGAAATGGTTTTCGGTGTTTTAGGGTTGATTTTTTCATGATTGAAGAGTTTGAATTAGGTATTCGGTTACGGTAATTTGCTTTGTATTGTCTGTTAGTGTGGAGTTTGGTTTGACGGTTCCCTCAAAAACGTGAATCTTCTTTTCGGCAAAGTTTTCGGGGTATTCGGCTCTGTAGATTTTTAAGAAACACTCGATTATTTCGGGGGTGTATGGGTTTTTGGTTTGGTTTACAAATTCCCAAGTTGGCGCGGTTCTGTAATCTTTCGGGGACCAGTTGTACAACTCCTCTATTTCAAGATGGGGAAAGTTCTCTTCAAAAATTAGCTTGTTGACGCTTAGTTGCAGGGCGTGACTATTGTAGATATTTCCAGACTTGTAGTCTGTTTGACAGAGTGTTCTTCTTCCTTTGTGGTCTGTCATATAATGTACTAAATCAAGAGTGCCAGCAATACCAAGTTCGTCAGAGCATAGTTGCATTTCAATTGCCACTGGCTCCACCTTAAAATCACTACACCACTTGGCGTGACTAGCCACTGCTTTATTTAGTTTATGGTGCCATTCGCCAATTAAATCTTTTGGATGCCCCAAGGCTTCGACGTAGCTTTTGACCTTTTCGCGTGATGTTGCGTAATCAAATCCAGTTAGAAAGAAATCAGCAAAAGCAATGTGCATAAGTGTACCATAATCGGCTGCTTGTTGAGTTAGTACATCTGCGTACTCTCCGTGCTTCTTCCACCATGCCACCAAATAGGGTGAGGTAGGTAGTACCTTCTTCGTAAAGGTTGTGGTAGAAGGATAAAACTTCACCCCTGATTCGTCGATTGTGTAGTAGTATCTGTCCCCGCTACCTCCGTCGTACCGTCGTACTAGTTTTGGCTGTACTAATAGTACGGTCTGATCTGCAAAAACCCATTGCTCTAGGTCTTTGATAAGTTCTGATAGTTGCATTGTGACAGAGAGTTAGAAGAGGAGATTTTTTGAGTAAATTTTATAGATACATACCCAAATAAAGATTAGTATTGAAGCTGACAGGATTACAATCGTCCAGCTATCAATATCTTCTCTCTGTCTTTTTGTGAGAGGTTTTTGCTTAAAGAAGAGGTACAGTATTCCACCCAACAATAGGGTTGATATTGCTAGGGTTGTACACCCGGCGGTGTATGAGATCATAGCGATCCCAATAGATACTAAAGTTTTCATTTTGACTTGTTCTTGATGTTTGACTTGTACAAAGATAGTTTCAGACACTATCAGTGTCAAGCAAATTTGAAAAAATATTTTTCAATCTTGAGTTAACAACTTGAATTTCAGTGCTATTAGATAGTAAATAACCTTTAATGGAATCGGTTTTGTACATTACTTTTGATCCAATAGTTGTAGTGACTATTTTATTTTTCTTTGCCAGTTCCCATAATTTTGTTGAAGAGCAGTTTAAGAATTTCATTGCTTGCTGCCTATTGAGCCAAGATAATCCCGGTATTAGTTCGCTATGAACAGACACCTCACTTTTAAGTTGTTTAATCTCCTTCTTAAGCTCTTCAACCGTTTGTTGAAACAAATCAAAGGGTACCACCATCAGGGGTTTAGGGTTGTTTTCCATTGTTCTAACTCGTTGATTTTCTGATGATAAGATGCTATTTTTTTGTTTAAGATGCAGATACAAGCATCTGCAACAACTCGCCAAAATTGGCGTTTGGCTATCCCTGTTTGCACTTTTTTTGATAGTGTGCTGTAGTTGACCCCAACCTCAAGCGATACCTCTGAAAAACTTAATTCTTTGACGGTTTGGGCGCAATGAGGTGGTATTTGATAGTTTTTGAGACTATCTATGTTTTGATTATTCATTACCATTAACTAAGTTGAGTTAAGTTTTTTGTGAAAATTACTATGCAAACATAGTAATTTGTGCCAGTTTTCCAACATCGTAAGCTCAGAAACTATCAAAAAAATGAACACCCCAACTCAAGACCACACAAAAGTTAATTATGCCGAACGTTTAGAAAGTATTAGAGGGGAGCTTGGCGTCTCTCGTAATCAACTTGTAGATATTATCAAAATATCATTAAGTACTATTAATAGAATTGAAATTTACAACCATGAACCGTCTCCTTATTTTTTCTCTCAATTAAGAAAAAACCTACCTGAGGCTGTTTCTTATATGAGTGGCGAAAGCGATGTTTTGCCTGAACTACACACTCCGGTAAAGGCTGAAAAAAAATCTATCCATGAAGGGGAGCAGCTTAAAAACTATTTGCGCTCTCATAAGATATCGTACAGAGAGCTGGGGCGACTAATGGGAATTGCCCAAACTTCTGTAAGTTATTATGTGCAAACGGTAAACTTTCAGGCCGGTGTAAAAGAAAAGATCGCCAAGGCTCTCGGAGTAAGTGAAGAGGCTGTTTTTGGGGTTAAGACAATTTTAAAGCCCTCTAATCAGCCCGAAATGGATTTATTTAGTGTGCCTATCGTGCAAGTTTCGGATAGAAGAAAGTTGTCAAAAGAATATTTAGATAATCTGTTAAATAGTGTCGGTATAGAGGATATTTACTCAAAGAATTACTTCTATGTCCGGCGAAATAAACTATCCAATGAGGAGGTTAATAGGGCTTTGGTTTTAGAGATAGCTTCAAGCGATAATATGCAGCCTGTATTGTTGCCGGGTGCTTTGGTGTTGGGTCTTTTGGTACCTCCGTCTGAGTATGGAATGTTGGATAGATTTGTTGTGATTGGTACTATTGGCAGGGTATTGGTAAGGCGGGTTGTATCTAATCGTTTACGCACTGATGATATGCTTGAAGTTGTGAGTGTAGACAATAATTTCTCTGGCTCTCTGACGATAAAGCGTGAGGATATTGATTTTGTTATTGAGCTTATTTCTATCGTGGACCAACCCTTGAGATAGTCAGAAATGGCAATTACAAACGTAAAATTAAGATTTGTTATTAACAACAAATCAGGGGCGGATGGCTTGTTTTTGGTTATGCTTTATATCTTTAAATCGGGCACTAAGACTCCTTCTTACATTGGTACCGGTATTTATGTAAAAAAGCAAAGCTTTAATCTAGACGGGACCCGCGACGCTCAAAATTGGATACGTAGAACAGAGTTGGCATCCAGATATAATATAGCACTTTCGTCTATTTATGATCACGCACTGGATGTTGTTAAGTTCTTAAGGGATTCCGATAGGATAGACACTTTAACGAATGCTCAAATCAAAGAGTACATAGAAAAGGGAGACCCGGCCGACCTGATGGCTTACTTGAAGGATGTGCAGCCAAAACAAAAGTCTTTTTCTCGTCAAAACCAATATTCGGCACTCATAACTCATTTAAAGGATTTTTATGGTGATGGTAAAACTTTGCCTGTGGGGGCGCTAACGCACTCTTTTTTAAAGGAGTTTGAAAGGTTTTTATTTGAAAAAAAAGGATTAACTGGAAGTTCTATAAAAAATTATTTCTCAATCCTAAAAGCTGTTTATAACAGTTATCACAAAGATAATGAGATAATACCTAAACAAACCCCATTCTTCTTTTTTAAGCACACTGTTGATACTTCTACAAAAGAAAAAAATAGTTTGTATCCGTGGCATATACAGAAGTTGATTGAAATTGCAAAAGAAGAGGTTGAACTGGCAGAGTACCATGCTAGAAATGTATATTTGCTTTTGTATTTCTTTCAGGGTATCCGGGTGGGTGATATGCTCAAAATGAAGCGGGAAAATATTATAACAACCTTTGATTTGAAGACGGGAGAGAAGATTTATAGAGTTGAATACTCGATGGGGAAAAATAATAAGTTCCGTCCGCTACCTATTCCCGTCGTAGCAAATCCAATCATAGAGTATTATTTAGAAGGGTGTGTTTTAGATTCTGAGCAATATACACCACAAGGGTATTTTTTGCCATTTATTTACGACATACCAGACGAAAATGCTGTAACAAAATCACGCGAACCAAGAAGCGAAAGGGCCGTAAATACAAGGCTGGCTTATGTAGATAATTATTTAAATGTGAATTTTAGGAAGCTTTGCGAAAAATTAGGCTTTAGTGGTGGTTTGACTATGCACACATCTAGGCATTCTTTAGCAACACATCTTTATGAAAAGACCAAAGACTTGAGGGCTGTACAGCAAGCAATGGCTCATGCTTCTGTTGTAACCACTCAAAAGTATATCCATGACCACGTTGAAACAGATCAAGCTAAAAGTGTCTATGAGGACTACAAACAAAAGAAAGCTACTTAA